TCGGTAAGCTGTTCAACCAATGGCCCACGCGCCGGGTGAAGGCATGAGCGGGGGCAGGGCATGCAAGGACCCCACGCATAGGCCGGCGTGGGTCGTGCTCGTGCGCGGCGGGAATCATTCAGCGTTCAACGGGTATCGTTGGCAGCCGAGCGCGTACAGCTCAGTGCATTGCCCATGCTGCCCGGCGAACTGGCGCACCAAGGCCAGTTATGTTGCCTCGTTGCCCGACCGGCCACCATATTGAACTGTGACGCGGCGCACGGTATTCTGACGAGCGCGTCAGTACACTACGCACACTGACTAAACTGGAGCTACTGAGATGGAAACGATTCGAGAAGATGTCACCAACGCGGTTGCGATGGCTCAGCTTGAGCTGACGCACAGCGAGGCCGCCAAGGCTGACACCTACAATTACAAGCTCATCGAGAGCTACCGGAGCGACCCGGTAGAACTCGGCGAGTGGCCCGGCGACGCGCGATGAACGCCGTCGCCACGCTCGCGTCGCTGGCGCTCTACCTTGTCGGTGGATTCGTTGCTACCGCGGTCGTCGGGCACGTATGGGGCGTCCACGCCGGGGCTGAAGTGATGGCCGCCAATGCATTACTTGGCTTCGCGCTCATCCCCGGAATTCTCATCGGTCGCCCGCTCGTGCGATGGATCGCGCGGCGCTGGCGCTCACACAACTACAGGATACGCCGCTATGCGTGACACTCCGCATTGCATACATGGACAGTTAATCGGGCATGTCTGCCAGCAATGCCCGTTCGGCTTCGCAATTGCTCATGCTGATGGCATCGAGCGTCACGAGTACGTATACACGGACGGTATCGTCGTGGCTGAGCATGCGATGTGGTCCGAGGACGAATTGCAGATGGCGAACGAACGCGCGCAGATTGCGACCGGCGGCACGTGGCGTTGGGAGCTGCGCGAAGGGTATTTGTACTAGGAGGCATTGAGAATGACTGACGGTTTTGTGCCAATAAGTGAGCTGGCCCCGCGCATCGGCGAGGTTGAGCGCATCGAACTCGCGGGACCGTTTGCATATCATTCGGTTGCGCCCGAGCACGTGGCGCACTACGAACAGATTGCAGCCGGCGCGCACGCGCAGATGCTGCGCAGGCTGTGCATGGAAAATTGCGGGCGTCCGCAGCTTAGGAGGGTCAAGTAATGAGCACTCGTGAAATGAAACTGTTGTATTTGCTCGCACTCGTCACGTGCGCCGCGCTGTGCGTGGGGCTCGGCGGATGCGCCACCATAACGCCGGCTGACTCTACGGTCACGGCCGCAGCTACGGCCAGCGTTCCCACGGGAACAGAGAGCGCCACGCCCGAGCAGTCGGTCGTATTCCAAAATATAGTGAGCGAGGAAAAAGCCTCGATGTACGCCGAGGGCGCTTGGCTCGTGCTCGACGGCATCGACACTGCACAGACGATGCGGATAGCGCGCGAGCCCAACCGATTCCAAGAGAACGACCCGATTGCAGCGGCGCTCTATGGTGGCAAGCACCCCAACCAATACCGCGTGCTCGGCATCAACGTGGCGCTTGCATTCGCTCACACGCTTGTAACCTCGTGGCTCGACGATGAGGTATCGCAGCGCGAGATAAGCGACCCACACGGCACGCTCGGCGCATGGTATTGTGCGCGGGTTGCGTGGCACGTGGTCTCGATTCTAGGCTCGGGCAGCGCAGTGATTCACAACTACAGCATTGGAGTTACGCCGTAATGTTTATGCGACGTGGAATAGGCGGCCGATTGGGTCCCGTCTCGATTCTCGGGGCTGCCCTCGCTATGGCGATGGGACAGCAGGTCATCCGCGTACAGCCTGCGCCGGAGCCCATCGAGGCGCCTTCGGCGCCCAAGCCTGCACGCAAGCGTCAGATTGGCACGCGCAAGGGGCGCCGGGCACTGCATGCAATGCGGCGTCGTGCCGAGCTGCAGCAGAAAAACCGCGGAAACAAAATAGCCGCGGTGCTTGCGAAGGGCAAGCACGGCCACGCAATCTACGGATGAGCCCCGGGGCAGCCCGCGCGCTCGCGTCGATGGCGAGCGACACCCCGCGGGAAATTCAGCGAACAGAAACGCCGCGCACGACAACGCGGCGTGCCCTTCGAGCTGACGTTCGCGCAGTGGTGGGAGCTATGGCAAGAGTCTGGAAAATTCGAGCTGCGCGCGACCAACGGCAAAGGCTACGTGATGCGTCGCTACGGCGACGAGGGCGCCTACCGCGTGGGCAATGTCTATATCGGCACGCACACCGAGAATGCCATCGAGGGTTGGCGCAATGGATTGTGCAGGGCTGCTATGATCCGCGATGCCCGCGAGCACGAGCGCCTATACTGCCCTGCCGATGATTGATTAAGCGCGCCAGAAATAGACGCGCAGCGGCCCGAGACGAACGCATTTCCGTCGGGCGCCCATCAATACAAACGGCGCATTGCGCCATCTGAGCCCGACGCATATCACTCGGTCTTAACCCATCGCTTCGCCTGCATGCCGTCAACCCGCATGTTACGGCTCTCGTACCCCAACTGTTTGAGGGTCCGCGCGACCCGCTTCTCGGCCTTGGCGTCCATGCGCTCTTTATTCATCAGCAGAGCATCGCGCAGGACCTCAAACGCTGTGAAGGGGCGCGAGCAGGGGGCCGGCACAACCTCGCCATTAGGGGCCGCTGTGGGCGTTATGAGCCACTGCCCGATGACAGTCTCCCACACGTCGCGCTGCTCATGGCGGGAGTGACGGCCTTTCGCAAGGCGCTCGGCCTCCTCGAACTCAACGCCCGGCAGGTCGAGCATTTTGCGCATTCGGTAGATGTGCGCGCCCTCGGCCCATAGTTGATTGCGGTCGCGCTTTATCAGCTCGCGTAGGATTTGCCCGATTTCCATTGGCAACCATCGGCGCTGCCCGGTCTCATCGAGCGGTAGATGCTGCTCTTGATTGGTCGTTGCAAAGAGCATCCCGCGACGAGCGTACCGAGTCGGTAGCGTCTGCCACTTCTCGACCCACTCCTCGTGTGTGCGCGTAATAACGCGCTTGATGTGCTCGGCTGAACCTGTGGATACGTTGACCATCTCCGCAATTTCCGACACGAGCTTGCCCTTGAGCATGCGCTTAAAATTGTCGTCATCTTTGGATAGGTCGAGCCCATCGGTAAAAAACTCAGGGTCGGGCACCAATGATTTAAGCGCCGAGGATTTGTATAGCCCTTGCTGCCGCGAGAAAAACGTCGGCACCATGTCGAGCTGACAACCGGGCTCGAAGATACGCGAGGCGAGCCCCGACCAAATGTAGCGGCTCACAGCCTTGGCGTACTCGTCGTCGGCTGCGCCGCAGTAGTCGGCCATGAACCTATCGACGCGCGGCACGCCATCCCACGCGAGGGAATCGAGCCACACCATTGCGCTGTCGAACTTCAGGCGATCCGCCACGAGCGCGAGCGCATCGCGCATCATGTCTTTGCCGATTGCCGCATAGCGCAGCTCACGTTCGAGCTTTTCACGCAGCGCAGTCATATCGTTGTCGGTTAGGCGCATCCAATTGGCGCCGCCGTCCCGCGAAATCATGATGCACCCCCGGAACTCATCGAACCCGACCATGGTCTGCGTCTGCGAGCCTAACGTCTTAACGAGATTGGGCAGGCTGGCCTCGGCGAGCCCCTTACCGTTGATAGTAAGGTTTGCCATCGTCGTGGCTGTGACCGGAGGCGGCGGGGGCTCGGCTCCGACAATCTCAACAGTTAGAGTAGTGCCGGTTACAGCGTCCGGCGTCCCGCTTAGCTGCGCCGATGAGGTCTCCGCGGGGGGTGCAGAAGACAACGGCAGGGACTGCGCGGGCTCAGCATACCACTGCGTTTGAGACGCGCAAGCCCGCAGTATCGTGCCCCGGAAGTAATCGGGCCGGTGCCACTTGTCGCGCTGCAGTCCCTCGCATTTCCACATCAGCCGGGCCATGCGTTCGCAATCGTTGCCGGTCCAAAACGCGAGATGATTCGCGAGCGCGATGTCGGCGCCCGAGCGGTCCCACGCATCGTGTCCGTTCTGCGTGGGGAAGGCTCGCGACAGAACATCAACGTTGGCCGTCCACAGAGCCGCGAATGAGGCGCCCTTGCCGAACGCGGCCTGTGCTGAGGTCGAGCGCATGGCCCGGTCTAGGAGCGCCGTATCGTCTGCAGGGCCACGCCACGCGGCGACAGGCTTGTCGGTCCATTCGACGGTGCCGTCGGTTTCCTCGCGCGGCGGGAAGTAGGCGGCAAGGAACCGCAATAGAGTGCCGGTACAGTCGGTCAGCACTGAGCCCGAAATATGCTGCCCAAGAGCGATGAACCGCGCCTCGGTATAGCACTCGGCCCGGTAATCGCTGTTGCGCGTGCGATGGTCGGGCAGCTCGCCGTGATAAGCACCGATGATATGACCGCCCGTGCCGCTGACACTGCGCTCGACGTAGGCGTCGGGGAACCACTGCAGGAACGCGGCCACGTGGGGCTGCCAGCCGCCGGAGGGCTCGACGCATTGGTCAAAGTCGATGGCGAATCGTCCTGACTCGCGCGTAATGACGATGCCCACGCCGTAGCCGGCGCCCCATTGCTCGGCCCACATCGCGGCCTCGGCCGGCAGCATGTGCGTAGCAGGGTCCTGCGCGTTGATGGCTTCGCCCGAGAGCGGGTCAATCGGTATCTTGTCCGTCTTGCCGTTCTCTCGGGGAACGAGCTTGTACAGGACGAACAAGCGCCGGTTTGACAGCTCGTCAAGTATGCTCATAATGGCCGGGTGCGTGCGGTGACATTGGGCGGGCTCTCACGGGCTCGCCCTCTTTTTACGCGGCCAGTATGCGCGCAGCTTTACGCTTCAGTGCCTCCGGGGCTTTTCTAGTTGGCAGGTAGTCGATTGCGAGCCCCTGCGCGACGACTTCTAATACCTCGTGCTCGATGGCGTGGGCCATGATCGCGGCGCGCATATCCCGCATTGTGCCGAAATGGTACGACACAGTGCCCTCGACGCAGCCCGCGGCCTTGGCGATTTCAACGCGAAACACCCGCATAAACCCTTTCTGCTTCGACAGATTGACGGCCGCCTGCAATATGGCGTTTTTTAGGGCGACTGTGTTTTGCATGTGCGTATCCTACTGTAGCGCTGACGGCTACGTCAAAGAGTGTCGGCAGTATTTGTGATGATAGCCCGGCCGCCCTGCGCGTTGACGAGGGCCGCCCATTTATTTTGTGCCATGTCTTCAAGGCTGTTAGATGGTTTCCAATTACGGCGCTTGCATTCCACGCTGAGGAATTGCGCGACGACACGCCCCACCATCTCGGGCCGTATCACGAGCGGCTGCCATCCGATGAGATCCCCCGATTTAAACTCGTCGCCAAGCTGCTTAGAATCATTGGCGAGCCCGTACCGCACGAACGTTCCCGAAGCCATTTTGCCGGCGCCGCGGTTGTTGCGGAATAGATAGCGGCCTGACTTTGCAGCCGCTAAGCGTACCTCAGACTGCACCCGCGCCTCAAGGTCGTTATCATCAGCCGGCGCGATGTACTGCGCAGATTCGCACAGCTCGCGCAGCGCCTCGGGCGGTATCTTCCATTTGAGCGCCCATTCGATTAATGAAGCCATCGGGTAGGGTTCCATAGTTGGGGTTCGAGGTCGCCCGGCAAGTACAGCGGGTGCTGCGGATTGCCGGCCTTAGTGACGCGCATTGAGTAGATGGGGCCAAGCGGGTGCATAGTGTTGACCGCGCGCTGCGCGAGGTCCTTGTGCGCCTTGTCGCCCCATCCGCAGATGACTTTCGCAGCGTAGGCGATAGCGTTCACGAGCCACGCATCATTGGTAGATAGCACGTGTTCGGGCGGCACCGTGGCGAGCTTGGGGTCAGTCGAGCGGAACGGATTTGTGTTGACCACGACCATAGCCGCATAACGCCAATCGAGCGTATATTGCCACAAGCGCCGCACCGTGGGGTCGTCTTGCTCCTCGTCGGCTGTGCTCGGATTGTTGAGCACCCACGCAATAAAGGACATGCCCGGTTGCCACGAGTCGATGCAACGGCCGAGTTGCATACGGTACAGCCGGTCGGGGCTGATGACTGCCCAGCGGCGCATTAGAACGGCACCGCGTCAGATTTTGAGTACCAATCGCGCATAGCCTGCGCCACGTCGAGCGCATCATAAAATTTCTGCCGCTGCTCGACGGTCATTGCAAGCCATCCGCCTTTACTCTCGCGGTACTGCGTGGCCCACATGATGACTGCGGCCGGTGCCGCCGGGTCGTTGGCGCGCAGCACGAACACGGGCTCGTCAAGCTCGGCGCGATTCCAGCACGAACGCGGCTCGATGATGTTGTCGGCTTTGGTGCTCATGCGGCAGCCTCGACTACGTTATGTTTGTTGAGCTGTTCGACGATACGCGCCTGCAGCGCCTCGGCCTCCGGGCGGCCGAGCGTGCGCGCGGTTTCAACATCAACCCCGAAGGTCAGATAAAACCGCTTTTGCGCCTCTCGGTCGCTCTCGCCGACGAGGGTACGCCAACCGCCCCACAGTCGCATGGCGTCGCGTAGGATGGCCTGCGCGCGCTGCCGCTCGGCGTGGGCACGCTGTATGTACGCTGGCCCGAACATCACGCCATCAATCCGGGCAATCTCGCCGCGGATGCGCGCCAATACTGCAGGGTCCAATTCCACGAGGTCGCCATCGACCGCCTCGGGCGTGCCTCGGCCGCCGGGCATTGGGACCTCGGCGCCGCAGTATGGGCAGCACGTGCGAAAGCGTTCATAAGGCTGAGCGCATGATATGCAAACCCGCAGCGGTATAGCGTCGCTGTTGCCTCGTGATTCACGGGCCGGGCGCCGGTCGAGGCTGTATTGTTGCGGGACATCGGGCAACCCGTGATAGATGCAGTTGCCCACGTGGTCGATAATGATTGCCTTGGGTTTCGGGCTCGCGGCGATGATTGCGAGCCGTTCCGCGTCGGTGAACTCGTGCAGGCGATGGTCAAAGCCCGGCGCCATCACACGCAGCGAGCGGCCGAACTGCTGCGCATAGAGCTGAAACGATGCCGTCTTGCGCACCATCGAGACAACCTCGATTGCTGGCACGTCTACGCCCTCGCCGAGACAGTCCACGCTCACGAGCTGCAGCAACTGCCGCGCGCGAAATTGCGCCATGAGCTGCGCGCGCTTACCTATCGGCGTTTTGGCCGTGATGATTTCCGCCGGCACGCCGGCCGCGTTGTACCCGATTGCCAACTCGCGCGCGGCTTCGATGTCTACCGCGAACGTTACGCCAAGTCGTCCGGCGGCCACTTTGAGATAATTTTTGACAACATCGCCAACGATGCGGTTTGACTTGTGAGTGACTGCTCTAAGCTGTGGCATAGAATAGTCGCCAGTGTTCCCAATCGAAACGCTGCTAAAGTCGATGTCAGAGCTAGGGCACAAAAGACGGTAATCAGTGAGATAACCTCGGTTGATGAGTTCGCGGCACGAAGGGCCAATAATGAGGCGATCAACAAGCCCGTCAGCGCTGCGCCCGAGACCACTGCCATCAGCGCGTATCGCGTGAGCCGTCGGGAAAAGGCCGCGAGCGTTGGGGAACAACTGCATTGCAGTAGCCCATTTATTGCCTTGTACGACGTGGTGTCCCTCGTCGATGACGACGAGTCGGACGGCAGCGAGCCATCGGTCTGCGGGGTCGTGTCCTGTGAGGGTATCGACTCCGGCGACGCGCACGTCGGCTCGGTAGTGGTAGCTAGAGTGTCCGTGTGTTTCATGCTCGGCCCTCACAATCTGCTGAATAACAGGTTTCGGTGCGATGATTCCGTGCGGAATGCGTTCGCGGTTCAGCGCGAGCGCGGTTTGCGCGACAAGCTCTTGTCGGTGCGCTATGGCGACGGTTGGCTGTTGGCAATCTGAGATGATGCTGCAGAACGTAACCGTTTTGCCCGAGCCCGTGGGCATTACAGGCATGACGTTGTAGACATTCGGCTCAGACCATGCGGCGTACACCGCCGCTTTTACGTTCTGTTGGAAGTCTCGAAGCAAACAATATCCCCTGTTGACGGCGCCGTCAGGTTAGCAGTACAGTTCGCCCCGTTCAAGCCTCACACCGCACATCGGAGCACCAATAATGCGCTTGGAAATTGACACCACATGCGACCATTCACAGCAGGAGCTGCGCGCCGCCGCCGCATTCCTGTTGTCGCTCTCGGGCGATATTACGCTCGAAGCTCTCGACGCCGCACGAGTTCCCACGGGAACACCGAAGCCCCCTGAAGTTCCCCGGCCGCCGCGCGCTCCTGCCGAGCGTCCTAGCGACCCCACGCCGCCGACTGCTCCGAGTAGCGAGCCGTGGCCGCCCGCGCCGCCGCCGGCCGCAGAGTCGAACGTGTTGCCTTTTCCGACGCCGCCCGCGCCTGCCGTTGTTGCGGCGCCCCCGGCGGCTGCGTCTACCCTGATTGCCCCCACGGCTGGCGAGAGCGTGCTTGCCCCCACTGCGGGAGCTACGGCCGCTGTCCCTGCTGAGTATGACAGCGCCGGCATGCCGTGGGACGCGCGCATTCATCAAAAGGCCAAGAGCAAAAAGAAAGACGGTACTTGGAAACTGCAGAAGGGCATCGACATGAACCTAGTTCAGTCGGTGACTGCTGAGCTTGCCAAGGCAAAGCTCGTCGCTGCCGCCCCGAACGCCGCGATTGCCGCCGCGCTCGCCGCTACTCCTACGGTCTCGGCTCCCGTGCCGCCCCCGCCGGCAGCGGTGACAGCCGCGGTGCCACTTCCACCAAGCGGAAATACCTTGCCTCTGCTTCCGCAGTCGAATGGAGCCGCCGATAACGGAGTGCCTGTGCCGCCGCCTCCCGCGTCTGTGCCTGTTCCGCCAGTCGCCGCCGTTGGGGGCGTACCTTCACCATCAGAGGTCATCGTAAAGCGATGCGTTGATGCGACCGTCGCAAAGAAACTCACGCCGGTTGAAGTTCGCGACCTGCTACTGCGCCACGGATGCCCGGGGCTGCAGATGCTCTCGCAGATGCCTGACCTTGTGCCGGCAATCAGCGCTGAGCTTGACATTATCCTCGCGGCGAAGGGCTAAGCGATGGCAGGCGCACACGCACGCATCGCGCCCTCGGGGCTCGCCCTCACGGTTGCCTGCCACGCTTCAGTGCAGTTGCAGGAAGCCGCGGGCGAGCAGCCCGAGACCGACGAGGAGGCCGAAGGCACAGCGGCCGACCTCGTGGCGCAGGCATACGCTGCCGGCGACCCGTGGCCGATTGGGCATAAGTTTGAGAGCAGCGGCCGGCAATGGGCGGTCGATGTCGATATGGTGAACGGCGCGAAACTGTTCGTCGAGACGCTGCGCGGCGAGGGCGGCGACGTGCGCCTGCACGATGGCGTGCGCTGTTCAGCCATTCACGAAACGGACTGTTGGGGTACGCCCGACGGTTGGCGCTTTTTCCCGCGTGGCACTGGCCCGCAGCAAACACCCGTGTTGCGTGCTGTCGAGTACAAGTACGGGTTCCGTTATGTCGAAGTGTTCGAGTGTTGGCAGCTCATCGCTTACGCCGTGGGCGTCATTGAGCGTCTGCAGCTCGACGACCAAAATTTGATACTCGAACTCGTCGTCGTGCAGCCGCGCTCGTACACCATCGAGGGCAAGGTGCGAACGTGGCGCGTCTCTGCGACCGATATTCGCGCGCTCGTCAACATCGCCGAGCATGCTGCCCACGAGGCGCTAAAGCCGAACCCAACAGCAACAACCGGCGCCCATTGCATCGACTGCAAGGCGCGCCATCTCTGCACGACTCTGCAGCGCTCGGCGGCCAATCTCGTGGACTACAGCGCGCAGGCCGACGCAAACGAGCTGAGCGCGGATGCGATGGGCTCGGAGCTGCACATTCTCGACCAAGCAATGCAGCGGCTCGAAGCCCGCCGCACGGGGCTCGCAATCCGCGCCGAGGCCGCGCTGCGTGCTGGCGTGCAGGTCCCGTTCTATGAGCTGAAACCCGGTCGGTCCAATCTCAAATGGTTGGAGACTGTGAAACCCGAAGACATTGCCGCGCTCGGCGATATACTAGGGGTCACCGTACGCAAGCCGCTCGAAGTTTTCACGCCGCGCCAGTGCATTGACGCCGGCATCGGCGAGGACCTTATCAACAACTACGCCAGCCGACCGGCCGCCGGGCTCAAGCTGGCCCCCGTTTCCATGACCGCAACCCGTAAAATGTTTGGAGCTAATCGCACATGAGCACCGCACAGCCAAAGAATTTCGTTTCAGATACCGGCCGTATCCTATGGGGCGACCTGTACGCACCGCAGACCGAGGACATCGACGGCAATCCGTTGTTGATTAAAAACGGCCCCGATGCTGGCAAGCCCACGCAGCGCTATAACTTCGGCCTTGGGGTCGAGAAGCGCCCGGGGGAGACGCATTGGTCACAGTCGAAGCTCGGCGCCGAGATTTGGGCCGCGGGTTATGCCGCATTCCCACATCTACAGGACCCGACCACGCGGCAGCTACCGGAAACCTTCGCGTGGAAAGTCACCGACGGCGACTCGACCAAGCCCGGCAAACCGTTTCGTGGCAAGCCCGGCCGCAGACCCTGCGACAAAGAGGGCTACCCGGGGCATTGGGTATTCAGTTTCAGCAGCTCCTACCCGCCCAAGGTCGTGAACGCCGACGGCTCGGCTTATATCCTCGACAAAGACGCGGTGCAGCCGGGCGACTACGTGCAGGTTGCCGGCAGCGTGTCGGGTAACTCGGGCTCGAATCCGGGGGTGTACCTGAATCACAATTTTGTGTCGCTGCAGTACAAGGGCCAGCGGATCATGAGCGGCCCCGACCCGTCTGCATTGGGCTTCGGCAGCGGCGCCAAGCCGGCCGGATACCTGCCCCCCGTGGGCGGTATGGCGGCCCCGCCTGCCGCCGTCCCTGCGGCTACTCCGGGCGCCCCCGTGCCTCCGCCGGCAACCCCGGCGGCCCCCGCCGCCCCGGCGCCTGCTCCGGTGCCCGTGGTGCCCTCTGCGACGTTCATTCCGCCAGCCCCGGCCGGTGCTGCCCCGCCGCCTCCGGCTGCTCCTGCAGCGCCTCCGGCGCCCGTGGGGCCGCAGATGACACCCAAGGCGGCCGGGATGAGTTACGACGCATTCCGCTCGAAGGGCTGGACCGACGAACAGCTCCGCGCAAACGGGTACATGGTCTGACGAGCCGCGGGGCTCGCCCGAGCGGTCGGCTGTCCCTGCCGAGGGATACCGCGACGGCGAGCCCTGCCGCATGCGTTCGGCCCGTGCGCGGCGCCCGGACGACGCGCGGGCGAGCCGGGCGGGTCGGATCAGCTCGGGGCGGGAGTCATAACCCCGCCCTCGGGGCGCACATCCCCGCGACCCGTTCGTTTTTTTAAGGATCTGCTGAATTGATCGAGCTACTAGCAGGGCAGCAGTTCATCGCCGGCCACGGTGTCGCAACCGTGGTAGCCGACCTCGATTTCGAGACCTATAGCGAAGCCGGTTACCGATGGGACCCGCTGCTATGCAAATGGAAGTCACTCGAAGGGCTCGCCGAACAGAACCGCGGCCTTCCGGCCGTGGGCGTCTACAACTACGTGACGCACCCAACGTTCGAGGTTTTATCGGTGGCCTACGACCTCAAAGACGGCCGCGGCAAGCGTTGGTGGCGCCCGGGCATGCCACAGCCCGAGGACCTGCTGCAGCACGTGCGCGAGGGCAAACCGCTTGAGGCTCATAATGAAGGGTTCGAGTGGCACGTGTGGATGCTCTATTGCGTCCGCGCGTTTGGTTGGCCGCCGCTGCTGCCGGAGGCCGAGCGCTGCTCGCAGGCTAAGGCTCGCGCGTGGTCGTTACCTGCGAAGCTCGCGAACGTCGGTATTGCACTGAGGCTCCCGCCGGAGCTGATGAAAGACAAAGACGGCACGCGACTGATTCAAAAATTGACGGTGCCGCGCAACCCTACTAAGGGCAACCCTGACCTGCGTTGGTATCCCCACACGGCACCCGAGGATTTCGCAGCGTTCTATCGCTACAACGTGCAGGACATCGAGAGCGAGGGCGCGGCGAGCATACGCATTCCCGACCTCGTGCCGCGCGAGCTGGAAATATGGCGCGTTGACCAAAATATCAACCGCCGCGGAATGCAGATAGACACCGTGGGCGTGCAGCACTGCATTAACATTGTTGAGCAAGCCACGGCGAAGTATAGCGGCCGACTGCGCGAGATTACCGGCTACCGCGTGCATAAGCACACCGAGGTTGCGCAAACCCTCGAATGGTTGCAGACGCAGGGCGTGTACCTTGGCAATCTCGACGAGGAGACGGTCGGCGAACAACTGAAAGTCGCACACTCCGATGGCGTCAGAGAGGTCCTGCGCATCCGGCAGGCACTGAGCTTCGGCAGCGTCAAAAAGCTCTATGCGATGCGCGCGCAAGTCTGCAGCGACGGCCGGCTGCGCGATCAGTACGCATTCCACGGTGCCCATACCGCGTTGTGGAACGGGCAGGGCGTGCAGGTCGCGAACCTATACACTCCGGGCGATGCGTTCAAATCGCCCGATAACGTCGAGATGGCGCTTGCGTGCATTGCTTCGGGCTCGCTCGATTACGTCGAGGGCGTGTACGGCGATGCGCTCGAATGCGTGGCGAACTGTTTGCGCTCAATGATTGTTGCGCCCAAAGGCAAGCTATTAATCTCGTCCGACTTCACAGCGATACAGGCCGTCATTACCTCGGCGCTCGCAGGCGAGCAGTGGCGCCTCGATGTGTTCGCTACGCACGGCAAGATTTATGAAACTATGGCGTCGCTCATCACGGGCAAGCCGCTGCAGTTTTATCTCGACTACAAGAAAGAAACCGGCAAGCACCACGCCGACCGGCAGCTCGGCAAGCTGGCCGTTCTGTCGGCTGACTTCGGCGCGTGGATCAACGGATGGAAGCGATTCGGCGCCGACAAAATCCTCGGCCCCGATGAGGAAATCAAGCGCGTTATTCTGCTCACGCGCAACGCGCAGCCGATGGTCGGCGAGCTGTGGGGCGGACAGGTTCGCGACAAATTCCGCTCGACGGAACGCCCCGAGCTGTTCGGGCTTGAGGGCGCAGCTATCAAGGCCGTCCTCGACCCGGGCAAATGCTACGGCTACCGCGGCATCCGGTATGTTGTCCATGATGACGTACTCTACTGCCAGCCGCCCGGCGACGGCGCGCCGCTGTGCTACCACGAACCCCGGCTGACGCCCACGCATCGCGAGTACAGCCGCCCGTGGGAACTCGATTTGTCATATATGGGCTGGAACTCGAATCAGACCAAAGGCGCGGGCGGATGGGTTCGCATGCCGCTCTATGGTGGCGTGCTCACGCAGAATGTTGTCGCTAAGTCAGCGCGCGAGTTCCAAGCCGACGCCCTCGTCGAGTTCGAGCGCTCGGGCTGGGCCGTCCCGGTCATGCACACCCACGACGAGGGCGTCTGCGAAATCGACGAGGAGCGCGGAACCAAGGCCGAGGGCATATGTAAAGCCGAGTTTGAATACATGATGACCGTACGCGCCCGGCGCCCGGAGTTCGCCGGCTGGCCGATCAAGGCGCCGGGGGCTTGGATACACGGACGTTTCGGTAAATGGGAAGGATTGTGACGCAGGTCTCGACAAACTGACGCGGGCGTCAGTATGATGGCTCCAAGATAAAACGGAGTCTCAGCCATGCCCACTTGGTCGCCCTATCAAGAAACCGCTTTCGACTTCATCGCCAACGGCGCCGGCAACGCGATTGTTAAAGCCGTCGCGGGCTCGGGCAAGACGACGACCGGCGTTGAGATGGTCAAGCGCATCCCGGCCGGTAAGTCGCACATTTTCTTGGCCTTCAACAAGTCGATTGCGACCGAGCTGTCATCGCGCGGCATCAACGGCCGCACGTTCCACAGTCTTTGCTACTCGCCTGTGCTGCGCGCCAAGGACGTGAAAACGGTCACGACCGACAAGCTGCGCCGCGGAGTCGATGAGAACATCGGCGACGCCGAGGCGCGCCTGTATGGCTCGTTTATCGTCCGCCTCGTGGGGCTCGCTCGCAACGCTGGCGTGGGCGTGCTCTCGCCGGATGAGCCCGAGACGTGGGAAGCCCTCGCCGAGCACCACGACCTCGAACTCGACGACGAGGCTGCGAAGCCGGCGCGCGCCATTGAGTTGGCCCGCAAGCTCCTCGCGTGGTCGAACAGCGCCGACGCGCTCGACTTCGACGATCTGCTGTACCTTGCCGTCAAGGACGGTATCAGCCTTCCCAAGTTCGACTATGTGTTCGTCGATGAGGCGCAGGACACCAACGCGATACAGCGCGCCATCCTGCGCAAGCTGATGAAACCCGCGAGCCGCTTAATCGCGGTCGGCGACCCGGCGCAGGCCATATATGGTTTCCGCGGTGCCGACAGCGATTCAATGGGCCTCATCAAAGACGAGTTTGCCTGCACTGAACTGCCGCTGACAGTCACGTACCGCTGCCCCACGTCGGTTGTCGAATTCGCCCGCGAGTGGGTTGACCACATCGAGCCGGCACCGGGCGCAGCCGAGGGCACCGTCACAGAGCTGGGCGAGTCGTGGAAGCCGGCGCAGTTTCAGGCCGACGACCTCATCGTGTGCCGCACAACCAAGCCCCTCATTGCGCTGTGCTACAGCCTGATTCGTGCCAAGGTGCCGGCCCGCATGATGGGCCGCGAGATTGGCGCCGGCCTTAAATCTCTCGTCACTCGCATGAATGCCAAGGGCATCGACGCGCTCGTCGAAAAGCTCAGCATCTACACGGCGCGCGAAGTCGAGAAGCACATCGCCAAGCGGCAGCAGGCGAAGGCCGAGGCCGTGCAAGACAAGACGGACGCGATTTTTTGTCTCATCGAAGGGCTGTACGAGACTGAGCGCACGGTGCCGGCGCTGCTCGCCGTCATCGACTCACTGTTCGATGAGGCTGCCGGGCAGTGCGTGCTCGCCACGATCCACAAGGCCAAGGGGCTCGAAGCAAACCGCGTATATTGGCTCAACAGCTCGCAGTGCCCCGCCAAGTGGGCCACGCAACCGTGGCAGCAACAGCAGGAGCGCAACCTGTGCTACGTCGCCGTGACGCGCGCCAAGAGCGAGCTGCTATTGATTGAGGAACGAAAGGAGCGCAACCGATGAACACCTACGACCTGCCCGTCATCGACTACGGCAAGCGCCGTCGCAAGGCGCTTAAATGGCTCGGCGTCCGCTACCTACTTGCTCGGCCCGTTCCGCGTCGCGAGCCAAGCTCGGTAATGCGCCGTAGTGTCGAAGTCACCGTCAACGAGCATGACGCCCTCGGGGCCGAGTGCTCGGGCGTCGGAGCGCCACGCGGGGCCACCGAACCAATGCACGGCAAGGTAGAACATCTGCGCTTGCGCGCGGGAGCAGCCGTCGGCAATCATCGCCGCTCGTAGAAACTCATCGTGGTTCGCTTTGTCGAGGAGCCCATGAGCCCGGGCGGATGCGTACAGCCAATCGTGGCCGGTCGCTGCGCGCCGGCTGCGGCCGTTAGAGCCAATGTGTAGCGGCGTCGAGGCAAGGTCAGTACGAAAGCCCACGGGTACCGTAATGCGGCCGAACGTGGGGTCAACCCATATGAGCGGCTTGTCGAGGACCCACACATTCGGTACGGGGTCCTCGCGCAGCTCAAGCTCGGTCAGGAACACCGTCAGCCGCCGCTGGCAGCAATCACGGCGTTGATGACATCAGCCGCGGCGGCCTGCGCGTTTGCAAGCGAGGCGTTGCTGCCGATTCGCTCGGTAATCGCCACGGATAGGGCCGCCTCAAGAATCTGCGCCGCGGCGAGGTCGCCGGCCGGCAGCTTGAGGGATGCCAGCTCGACATTTACGACCCCGGCAACGGCCGCCAGCGAGGCCGAGGCGCCCTGATCGGCCGCCAATGCCTTGTGGGCAATGCTGTTGATTTGCGCGGCCGTAATGCCGTGCTGCTCGGCCGTGGCGACTGTCACATCGGCAACCGCGCCGAGCGTGGCCTGCCCGACCGGGCTCGACAGGGCGGCCGGCACCGAGGCGCAAGCAGTCAGGCCAAGGGCAAAGGCTACGGCCAGAACGGGCGCCACGGCTTTGGCTGCGGTCGTTGCGGCGGTCTGCACCGTCACGCCGCTGGCCTGTGCCTGATGGATGCCGAGGCCGGCAGCGGTCGCCACGAGCGCCACAATGCCAGTCGGCCCGACGTAGGGCTGCAGCGGGGCGAGGCTCGGGAACTTTGCGACAGCGGCAGGGGTAAGGGTTTCAGCGATGCCCACGGCCGCGGCGACGTAGCCGAGCAGATGGGCGCCGTACGACTTCCAAAAATTCATGGTGCGATACCTGTTGATAGAATTTTGCGCAATGGGGCGTAGCGTGATGCGTCAAGACGTGCATCAGCGACGCTACACTGTTTCGCACATTCTGTCCAATCGCCCTTGGCCGCCGCGGCGAGCATGTGGGGGAAGCCACCGACGAGCCCATGCACGCCCTCGTTGTACGCGATGTCGAGGAACACAGACTGCCGCGCCGGGCCGGCGTTCTGGTACCACGCATAACCCACAAGCTGCGCCTCGACCTGCTCCGCGAGATACGCGAGCATTACAGAGAACAGCCCGGCCGAACCGCATTGCATGAGGTTGAAGCCGATGCCCCACGATAGGTTGCCCACGGGGGCGGACACGGGCTCGTCGGTCGCGTCGTCGTAGGGTTTGAGCTTTGAGCCCTCCTCGCGCACGGCGCGGGCGACGAACTTCTGCAGAGCTAGACTGCTCATCAGTGATGCCGCCGAAACAAAATCTCGAAAATACTTGCAATCACGCCCGAGCCTACGACCGCGCTTGCGATAGCCTTCAACACGCGCGCAGCCCCGTGGCGCCGGTTACGCTCGGCTATCAAATGGTCGAGCTTCGCATTAACGCTCGTGAAGCCGGTCGATTGATCGGCCTTCAGCTCGGCGAACTGCGTATCGTGAACATCGAGCCGTGCGCCGATGGCGCCTAGCTCGCGGGCTACGTCGGTGTCGTTCATTTTGAAGGGCCAACTATTATTTATAATGGAAAGTGTTAGTGCCTACGCCCACGCAACCCGATGTGGTTGTCCACGTCCACGTGCCGGAGCCGCTAGAGAAAGCATATGCCGCGGAGCTTGAAGCGTACGCCGTCGCGCCGATAGTCAGTGTGGTGAAATAGCTTTGCCCTAAGTTAGTGCCCGTGCTGATCGTTAAAAAACAAACCGCTGAGCTTTGGGCAAACAGCTGTTCTATGTTGTGCCCATTTGCATCATTGCCCGGCGAGACGCTGCCACACGGGCCGCTAGCGCTGAAGCCGACCCCAGTCGGGCACGAGCCGCCGGTTGCCCCCACGATGGCGCCATTGTAAGTGAATGCCGGGGGGATTGACGCACCTAGCAAAATGTTGGTGACGCCCGTAGCGGACGCCGCGCCAACAGCAAGCAAGCACAGCAGAGGAAGCAGACGACGCATCAGGAAACTCCCGAGCCGGTAATACACGCAAACGTTGCCGTGGCAAAAAGGATCGTTGCCACGGATTGAGCGGTCATCGTGCGCGTGCCGGTCGCTGCGGTGCCATTGCACCATCCTAGCGTGACGCCAGCGCCCGCGGCTATAGTGATGGTTCCGGCGATATCAAAGATGGTGACAGTATCCCCTCCGCTGAAAACTGACGGCGGGATAGTGATTGTCTCGCCTCCGGCCCCGTGGTAATAAACGGCTTTACCGCGATCTGATAACGTCAGTGTATAACTTGAATTACCTTGGTCATTGAGGGGCGCCCCGAGGTACCCAACGTTGAAAGGGCCGCCGCCGCTTGAATCTTCTAGCGTAAGAGTGCTATTGAACCGCCATGCGCCCGTCATTGTCGGCGCAATTGATTGCGACAACGCGGGGGCGGCGTCTGAGCGCATCCACGTGCTGGCCGACCCGTTAACCGCAGTCAGCCCCACTGAGGCCGAAGGATTCGCGCCATTCGCCGGCAGGTCAGCCGCAACCATCGCGCGGAAATTCGGCTGAGCCGCGCTGCCGCTCGACGGGCCGGCAAATATCGTATTGGCACTCTGAGTTTTCAGCGTCTCCGTCAATGTGCCCGACGTTGTGACGGGCGAACCACTGATGGCATATATGGCCGATGTGCTGCCATCCGCCAGCGACACACTAGTAACGGACCCTGCGCCCCCCGTGGGCGTTACGCACTGACCATCGCCGCGCAGGTAGGTGCTGCTGCTGCATGTGCCTGACCACAGTCCGGTTACATCGCCATAGAGTGCCGCCGTGAATGGCGACGAGCCGTTCGCCTTGAGAATCCCGGTAATCGTGCCGGCCTCGCCGCTGCCGCCGTAGGCCGCGCCTACCGCAGCACCCTGCCACGTACCTGCGCCAATGGTGCCCACGGTCGCGAGTGTTGACGCCGATGTGAGCGCCGGTAATGACGTGGGGATGTCGTCGGATGCGATGGCGCGTAGCCCAATCGCGCCGCTTGAACCGTCAGGGGTTGCAAGAAACTCGTTAGCCGTCTGCCCCGTGGCGAACGTCAGCGCAAGCGTGCCCGCACCCGTGACAGGCGAACTGCCCACAGAAAATACGGAGGGGGTCGATAGGCCCACACTGGTAACCGTGCCTGCGCCTGCGCTATGGCACGCACCATCGGCGCCGAGATATTCCGTGCCGCTGCAACTCGTGAACAATCCCACGATGTCGGACGCGGCGGCCGTGCTGAATCCGCTGCCCGTCCCTAAGAGCGGCCCCGATAGGGTCGTGGTGACGGCCAGCGTGGCGCTATTGGTTACGGGCGAGTTCGCGACTGCAAAGCCGCTAGGCATTGATAGGCCGACACTGTTGACAGTGCCGCCGCCAGTGCCCGGGGGCGTCGCGCACTCCCCATCGCCGCGCAGATAAGTCGTGCTACTGCATGTTCCGGTCCACAGGCTTTCGACATCGCCGGCTGCAGCAGCGCGTGTCTGCGGCGAGCTGGAATCGCCATATAGAATCCCGGTGACGGGGCCGAAGTAATTAAACCATGTTGATGCGAGCGCGAGCCCGCCGACCAACGTAAACCCGGCCGCGGCCCCGATAATCCAACTGCGAAAGCGCTTCAAGCTGCTACCCATTTGTCTGCACCTTGCGAATACTGAATTGTGATGGATTGATTGTGAACTAGCCCGACATCGGCCGCCAAGCGCATCTGATTCCCGGTCAAGCTGCTGCCGCTAAGTGCCGAGAATGTTAGCAGGTTCGAGCCGGTGCCTACGTTGGTGAATGTCACCCGCTGGCCGTCTCGCTGCGCTACGAAGCCGGTATAGTCGATTGCGCCGGCTGAAGTGTCCACGTCAATGACGTAATCGGATGGCCCGGGGAGCACAACGTTATTTGTGCCCGTGAGCGCAACCACGCTATATAGTGGTACCGATGAAATCCAACCCGCTGCGCCCGGCGTGCCGCTGTCCGGGTCGCTTGCATTGCCATCAACGGTGTTGATCCACAAGGCAGACGTGTCGCCGGTCTGCTGCAGCACTGCGCCGAGCGCGTAGCCGCTCATATCTTCGGCGAGGTCTGCATCGAACGCCGGAATTTGCCCGGCCGCGAGGAATGCAACCCACGCACTGATGAGGTACAGGATACCGTTCATGTCCTCGCCCCACGGCGGGATGCCGCCCGCTGTGGGGTCGGTCATCGTCAGCGGCGGAAACCCATCGTTCAACGATGCCGCACCATTGATGACGCCGGTTTGCGATGGCACCGGAAACGGGTTCGTCTTCGCACCCGCGGTGCCATTAGGCGCCGTGACATTCGGGGCGTTGACCGCGAACGCTTCAACTATCCGCGGGGGTGTCGGTTGTCCGGTCATGGTCAGTACCCTATCGCGATCCACACGCAAGCGCAGTAAGTGTTCTCATTATTGACCTCTTTCATGGTCACGTTGAATTGATTGGTTGCGTACCCCCACGTAGACCAATAGCCGCCGGTACTGTCGAGCATTTGCCCGGACTGGCACGCCATTGCCTGCAACATTGCATTGGGAAAAGCAATGTTCAGTGGCACCGTAAACGAGGTCGTAGCGTTATGAGATTGCCCGCTGTCGTATCGGCCCCACTGAACAATCAAACCGCCGGGCAATTTTATGTAGCCGTTGGCCGCAATACTCGTGGAAAATCCAAGCTGCGACAGGAAATTCGCCAGCGTGGCGAACCGGATATAACCATCGGCCGCGGTGCTCATCACGGCAACGGAACCTATCGCCGGATTCTCCGACGGGCTCGCGCTGCTGTTGAAGTACGTCGCGAGCACATAGCCCGCGTTGGTCCGCTGCACAAGCGTCGAGCCCGTGGGCGATTGGCTGTAGCTTGGCAGCGTGGCCGCCGCGGTCTGCGGGTAGATGCTCCCGTCGCCGATGCCGTACACCGGAACTGGCGCAGCGAATCCGCCCTGCGCAACCTGCACGCTATTGGCACCGCCAGCGCTCACGGTCGTTGTAAACGCCCCCGTGGTGTTGTTGATGATGAGCCATTCCTGCACGTTTGCCGGCAGGACAATCGTCAGGTTCGACACGAGCGCGCCCGTCAGCACGAGCACCGGCTTTTTCGACTGCGCGGCCGTCAGCGTGACTGTGCCGCCGGTCAGCCCCGTAATGGCCGCATAACCGTAGCTCGCAATCGGCACCCATCCGCTGCCGCCCGTGTCCGGGTTATTGCTGTTGCCGTTGGTCGTGCAAAGCCACATGCCCGAGCCGTCGGACATGCCGAGCACCGTGCCGGCGAGATAGCCGCCAATCGCGGTTGCAAGGTCGGAGTTGAACAGGTAGAGCTGCCCACACTCGACGTACAGCGTGTGCGAGGACAGCAGGAAAAATAGACCGTTGAAATCTTGCCCGAGCGGGGGCTTGCCGCCTGACAGCTCGGGCTCCATCGTGATAGGTGGGAAGCCGCCAGTAACCGACGCCGAGTTCGAGCCCGTGGGGCTTTCGGGCATCGGGTTTGTAATGTTCCCGCCTGCGGCAGCCGAGGCAATCGCAGCAAGTAGGTTCGGGGGTGTAGCTGCACCGGGCATCGTTTGTTACCTGTTGAACACGCCAAACTCGAAAGGCTTCACAATCGGCCCGGCCTCGGCAAATCCAAAATTGCCGCCCGTGGGAATTACCACGATGCCGACGAGCACCCCGGCCGGATGGGGCAGCACGCCGCTATTTGACAGTATAGCCAACTCGACCGAAGACAGCGAGAATTCAAAGACATACCGCATGGACATATTGCCGAGGTCGAGCGTATAGCAGCGCCCGCGGCCCGGGAATAGGTTTTGTATCAGGGCGTTAAGCGCGGGAGCTGTCGTCGCCACGATGTTGGCGAGGGCTTTCGTCAGGATCAACGTGCGGTAACTGCTGTCGCTGAGCGCATACCCGCCGGTCGTCTGCTGCCCGGAGAAAAACGGGCCGCCTCCGAAATTCTCCCAATCCGGCGGCACGTCGTCATTGTCGAAGCCGAACGAGCCGGACGTGCCCGGGATGGGGATGACGCGCGACACGCCGACGATGCGGCCCCAAATGTCGAGCCCAAAGCCGACAGCCGTGTCGATGTTCCACACGTTGTTGTAGAACGCGAGCAGGTCCGCGCGCGGGTCAATGTACCCGTTCAAATTTGCGATGAGCTGCGACAGCGTGGGGCTGTTCGCATACTGCGAAATGATTGTCTGCTCGTAGTTCAGCATCGCATCACACGAGATTTACAGTGATGGTGCCCAGCGTGGGCGCTTGGTCGATGCCGATTTGCTGCGCAGTACCGCCGGCCATCGACACGGCCTCGGCGCTCTCGTCGGCCGTAGCATTGGCTGAGAGCTGGTAAGTTCCCACGCCGCCCGCGCTGCCGCTGAGCTGCTGCACAATCGTTGTTCCCGCGGGAACACCCGTAGCAGTCACCACTGAGCCAATTTGCACAGCGCCCGAGGTCACAACCCCGATGGTCAGCACACCGCTGCCGTTGGTCACTGAGCCCGTGCCTACGAACGCGCCGCCGATGAAAATTGACAGGACCTGTACGGGCACGCTCGGCCCTTCGCACGTCGCCACGGGGCCGTAATAGCTCGCAGCGAGAAGTAACGCGCCGATGCGCGCCCGCTGGCCGCTCGTGCTTGGCGTTACGCCATTCGAGGCAAGCGGGGTGTTGGTCACGCCGTTAAACTGTTGCGTGATAGCGCCTTGCACGTCCGTCGTGATTGTGCCCGGCAGGTTCGAGCTGTTCACGATGTTGACGACAAAATTTATCGTCGCCGCGTTCTCGGCGTTGTTGTTGTACTTGATGGTATATGACGGGAACGGGTAGCTGTAGCCGCTTTGGTCAGTGACCGTCTGCGACGTGTTGCCGTTCATGTTGGACCCTTCATTTTTCTTGGTCCAAATCGCGTTGGCGATATCGGCCGCGGCGCCCCCAATAACGCCGACAAAAAATGAATGCGGCAACAGCTCGTAGTTGGTCGAGCCGATATAGATAGGGTTGTCGGTAACGTTCTCGTACACGTAGCAGTCGATAACGTCGTCAACATCGAACACGGCCGCATAGATGCTCGGCAGCGACCCGTGGGCATTCGCCGCGACGCTGTTCTGCCGGCGGAACTCGAAAGCCGCGGCAGTCTCAACATTCGAGCCCTCAATGCCGGCCGCCGCGTTGTTGCACGTATCCCAACCGGCGCCGAGCGGCCCGGCCTGATAGATAATCGTGACTGTATCCTCGGGGCACGGCACGGGGCCGAGTACGACATTGGCGAACGGAAGCGTAATCGAGCCGCCTACCGGAATTTGCCCGGTCTGCTGGCACACGTAGATATTGCCGCTCGTATCCTGAACTTGCGCAGTACCCGCCTGTATCGTAGTGCCGAGCTGCCCCACGCAGAGAACCTGCACCGTGGTCGGCGTGCCCGGGTTGCGGTTCATGAAATAGATTCGGCCGATAGCGTCCTGCATGAACCCGGTCGCGTTGTCCGGGTCCACTTGGTCAACGAGCTGTGCGATGGCCGCATTTTTGTCCGCAATGATGGCGGTCTCGCTCGATGCGAATTGGCCCTGCGGCGTCTGTAACGCAGGGTTCATGTTGCCGCCAAAGGCCGCATTCATGTCCGCTTGGGCGCCCGCCAATATCTCGGCCTCGGTCGGCAGGACAAGCCCCGTGGGCGTCCACTGAATACCGGGCACGCTGCTCGTGTCGCTCATAGGTCTATCAATCCGGGGTTGCCGTTGTTATCGACGAACTGAACCTGCCCCTTCACTAATCGCGTGGCAGGATCAAATGAGGTCACAACGCAGCGAGCTTTCGCCACGTACACATCGCCCGTCGTGGGCGCCGCCGTCAACGCAGCAGCGACTAGTTGCTCCTGAAAGTACGACACGGGCGGCGTCTTTCCTAGTATCTGCTGGAAATACTCAACGCCGAGTGTGTCGTCGTACCAGCACTCGGCGAGGAATGTGCGGCATGCGCTCGCGACATCCTGCGCGAGCCCATAGGGCGGCGACGCCACGGCCCAATTACCGGCCGCGTCGGTGAACACATCCCATGTCGATTGATCGAGCAATAGCGTATCCATCACGTATTGACCGAGCCGGAATTTCCTGTTACTGGCGTACTTCCGGCAGTATAACCTCCGGGCGGGTGCGTGTGCTGCAGGAAATCCACGCCGTCTATTGTGGTGTCTCCCCCGTTGCTCTTGATGTTGACCACGCCGGCAGCCACAACGTTTACCGTGGTGCCATCAACTTGCACGTAGCACGTGGGCGCGCCGTTCAGGAACCCGCCAAGGTACAGGCCGTCGGCCCAATCGTGCATGGCGTCGCTGCCCGGGTTGGCTTGCGCCTTGGAAGCCTTCACGAGCGAGATGTCACGGTCGCAGAATGCGCACATGCCGATGTCGCCCGCCTTGGGGTCCATGATGACCGCGGCCGGGCCGCCCTGCAGCCGGAAGTAAGGCACGTCGTACAGTGGGCCATGCGGCACCGGCTGCCCGCTGCCGGTAACTTGATTGACGAGCGCCTGCACGGTCACGGTGCCCACGGGCGACACGCCGCCCGAGTTCGAGCACGCAATGACCTTGACGAGCTTCAATGTGTTGAGCTTCGCCAGCGCTTGAGCGATGACGAACAGCAGCACGTTGTAATCACTCGCCGCGGTGCCCGGCGTCTCGTTGCTTGTAAGAGTATCGGTCATTGGCCGTACTTGAACCCCGGCAGTGGCTGCAGGCGCATGGTGCTAAACCAAGGGCCATCGGGGAGCCCGGTCGCGAGATCGTGGTCGATGTTGATTATCTGCCACGTCCCGTTGACGTTGTACTGCGGGTTGTTACTGAGCTGCTGCGAGCCCTGAATTTTCGCTTGGCCGCCGTATACCAATGCCGGGTTGAACACGCACTGCGCGTTCACTATGTTGATGTCCTCAAAGCTCGGATAACCGACGAGCCCCGTCTGCGGCGAGAGCACGAACAGCGGCCGGTTGCGCGGGCTGCCGCTCGGCGTAATCTCGACCACGCCCGGTTGATCGGTGTACACCGCAATGCCGGCCTTTTTGCAGGCCGCCGCGAGCTGCTGCTTAGCTGTGCCCGGGAAGTAGGTCGAGCCGCTGAAAGTCTGCGAGACGCCCGTATTAACGAGCGCGCATGCCGGGCTGAGCTTTTGGCAGATGGCAGCAATTACCGTCGCCACATCGGCCGAGGGCGCGTAGCTCGTAGGCGTCGCCGGGTTGATCGCGTCAAACCCGAGCGTGAGCGCAACGAACCGCAAGCATACGTTCGGCAGGTCACTATAGTCGGGCAGCGTCGTGACGAGTTGGCCTGCGAATATCGCTGACCATCCGGCGCCGCTGTTGGCTTCGATGACGACCGAGTTTCGCTGCGTGGTCAACACAAGCTGCGTCAGCGCTGTAAGCGCATTCATATCCGATTGCAACATGCCGTAGACGCGGCCCGCGACGGTCGGGAAAGCCGGCGGCGGCGGGAACGACATCTTGACCGCAGCGCGCAGCCCGGTAATGACGAGCGTGTTATTGGCGCCGCTGAACTTCGCGTTATTGGATAGCGTGAACGTGAATCGCAGTTGCTTTTTGGCGAAGGTCTGTGGGCCACTCATTGCAGCACCGCGGCCAAGTCGCTGGCCTCAAGGTACAGCAGCACGTAACGCGAGCCGAGCCCGGCATACTGCGGGTCGCTCGTGCCCTGCGTATCCACGAACATAAAGTCGCCCACGAACCCGAGGTATTGCCGGTTGATGAGCAGACGCTTTTCGTTCAGGCACACGGCCGTAGTTGTCAGCGTCACGCCGTTATAGCTGATGTCTGCATAGAGCTGCGCAGCCGTGGTGCTGAGTGTGGGGTCAGTCAGGTCATATCCGGTTTTCGTGTAAAACGATAGCGCGCACGACTGCCCGCCAAGCGTAATCTGCAGCGTCTGCGAAGGCACAGCGTTGAGAGGTATGGCTTGCATCAGTTGAACGTGTTGGTAATTGCAGTCTGCGCGGCTGCAGTCGCAGCGGCCGGAACGTTGGTCGAGGGCTGCACGTTCCCGAGCGATACCGAGGGGGTAGCGGCGGGGCTTTTGGCGTTGGTCGTGTCTGCGGTGCTGATGCTGTACTGCGCAGATACTTGGTTGATCTGCCGGAAAAATACATCGACCTCAATAAAGTACGCGCCCTCTTTGCTCCGGCGCACAAGTTCCGTGCGACGGATGTTGCAATTGAGATAGGTTTTTTCGGGCGTCAGAATCGCATACAAATTTGTGTCGCCCGCTATGGCGTCAATGGCGTTCAGCATCTGCGTGCGATCCGCAAGGCTACCGCCTTTGTTGAGCCGCACCGACAGCTCGAACGGCAATGTTACTTTGTCGTAGCTCGCAAAGCCGCCATTCTGTAAAACGAAATCGGGCGTTTTCCACTCCTGCGATTGGTCGAATGCGTAGATACTGTCCGGCAACACCACGGGGTCGAGCCCCGCGGATAGATTGAAAATTCCCCACGAGGGCGGATTCATGGCGGCAGCCGAGAGCAGCGCTTGTTGTTTCGTCGTCTGCGCGACGAGCTGCGTGTAGTTCGGGGGCTGATTCAACGCAATGCGAACGAGCTGCGGTACTCCGAGGAGCGCCGGCACGTTGGGGTATTGCGGTTTTGAGATGTTCGGCAGCGGCATCAGTTCATCCCCGAGTTAGCCTGCGCGATGACGCCCTTGCGCCGAATCGCCTCGGGTATCGTAGCAGCTATCCCGTTCGCGTCGGTCGCCTGCGTAACGATGTTGATATTGTCTATCTCAACGTTCGTGCCGCCCCCGCCCGTGGACGCCGTAAGAGCCCCTGCACCGGCTCGGCCGCCCGGGCCGGGCGCAGCAGAGGCCGACGACGCAAAGCCCGCATAGGCGCCCGCGTTGGGCATACCGCTGAGAATCCGCGGCACATACTGCAGCGTTTCGTCGGGCGCCGCGGTGCCGCCTTTTAGACGCTTGTCGAGGTTCCCCTGCCCGTCGTTGTAGGCCATCAGGGCAAGCATCATGTTGCCCTTGTAGACCTTCAGCAATCGCGACATCTCGCGGCCTGCGTCGTCAACGTCCTTGCCTTGGTCCTGCCCAGCATTCGGAAAATACTGCGGCATGAGCTGCATTAGCCCCACGGCTCCGCGCTTCGACTTCGCGTTCGGGTTGAAGCTCGATTCAACGCGCGCGATGTTCTCAAGCAACCCCGTGGGCAAGCCGTATTTTTTCTCGGCTGAGCGGAACATCATTGTTTGCCGGGCGTCACCGTGAGATGGCGTACGACGCATGCTCTGCGTGGCATGGCTCCATAGCTTCTCGACTGCATGCAATTGAAAATCAATCATGCCTTGCGTGTAATCGCCAAATCCTCGCAGCAAATGGCCGCCCGACAGATCATTGAGCGTTTTTGTGACGGCAGGCATTGTTTCGCCCACTACGTCTTTTTGCCACACGCCCCTAGCGGTGTTTTTCAGATTCGCCCACGCTCGCGAGGTAGCCTCGGCATTCTTGACCTTTTGGGCGTCAACCGCGTTGGTGCGTTCGGCCGCGCGTAGTATGTCCTCGCGCGCTTTGGCTTCCTGCACAACGTAGAGCTGCACAGCCGCGGCCGACAGCCCCATTTCTTCCATGTACTGCGCTTGGTCCTTGAGGCTCGCACCCGAGCGGCGCAGCGTGTCGCCGACATCTTTTAGAATCGCCATCGGGTCGCGGTCCTTGCCCGTCTTCGCATCGAATAGCCCGATGCCCTGCCGGCGAGCCCACGCGGCGAACGCATCAGGCGCGCCTATCCGTTGGCTGAACTGCGCGTGCGCGATTGTCTGCAGGTCGCGCGTCGCGTCCTCGGGTTTGCCTCCGACCTGCGAATATGCGTTGCCGAGCTTGCCGATAGTCTTTGGATCAACACCCACGGTGGACGCAAACCGGCCTATATTGGCGAGGTTGCCCACGGTGTTGCCGTATTCGATAATCGCGCCCTTCAGCGTCTCGAAGCCAATAACCGCCGTGGCAGCCATGCGGCCAATCGACTTCAACCCGTCGATGGTCGCATCGGTATGTTTCTTTTGGTCGGCGGCGTCGCGGCGCGCCTGCTGCGATGCCTGCTGACGGCGCTTGCGCTCGGCCTCGGCCTCGACTTTGCGCGTCTTGGCGAGCTTAGCGCCGAGGTCGCCCGTTTTCTTGGTCGTCTGCTCCGCTGTGGTCGCGCCCGCAACGGTGCTTTTCTTCAGGTCCTCAGTGGCCTGTTTAGCGTCAGCCGCGCCCTTACGGAAGCCCTTGGAGTCGAGCCCGAGCGTAACTATCAGCGAGTCGATAATCGTTGCCATCAGCTCGGCCGTTCATTGTGGGCGTCAACTGCGACGACTTCCAAAAGGTCGTATGCGTCCTGCGTACCATACACGGTCTGTAACTCTACGAGCGACGCAACGCCCGCCGATACCAGCCGCCCAACGACTCTAGGAACGTTGGCGTATTCGACGGCTTTTCGCCGTTTTCCCCCTCCGTGGATGTACCCGAAGTCGGGGGCGCGTCGGGCACGGAAAAACCTAGATGCAGCTCGAACACAGCGAGGCGTAGCGACAGGCGCGTGGTTACCTCCTCAATCTGTGAGTTGTTGCCCGTCATCAGCTCCTGCGGCGCTATACGCGCGTCTGCGGGCTGATACTGCACGCAGGTAAACATCTCCTCAAGGAGCGGCTGTGCGGTCTCCCACGAGAGGCCGCCGAGCGCAGACACGCCGATAGCCGCAATGCTCGCCATGCCGGCGTGCAGCGCATCCTCGGAGATGACCGCACCGGATTGGATGAGGGCGAGCAGGGCGCGAATCGCCCAGCGCTCGGCTTGGTCCGCCGGGAGTTCCGTGATAAGGAACGACTTACCCTTATCTCGACCCTCGGCGGTAATCGTTACCCGCTTTGTCTTTCGTCCCATACATGCGTGCGCTTGTTAGATCGGTGTGGTTGTGATGTCCTGAAACCCGATTGAGTACGACTGAGGGTCGAGTACCTTTTTGGCGTCGGGCAGCGCCTTGAAATTCTTCAGCCATCCCGTTGTGAGATGGTATGCCTTGCCGATGCTCGGGAGCACCACAGTAAGCGAGCAGGCGAATTTTTCCTTGGCCTGATTCTCAGCCTGCCCCCAAATATCGAACGCGGCCACGCTCGATGAGTCGGGCTGAAACGTGATGTGGAACGGCTTCTCGTTGGGCGTGAAGCCTGCCGACAGAACGCCATCGACGCCCATGCGGGTCTCTGCCGTGTCGTATGCGTCCTGCGTAAACGCATCGTCGGCAGCGAAGCCCTGCAACTGCACGGAAGTCGGGAACACGCCCGGTACGCTGAGGAATACCTGCGAGTTCGCTGATGTGATCGTGGGCATGTGCTATCGCCTCGGGAGTTACTGAACGTCGATGCTGGCGAGCTGGACCTGTTGAATCGAGCCGCCGTCGGTGTACCAAAAGGTCATGGGCGGCGACGTGCGATTGCCGCGCGTCTGCGCATTCGCCGGCAGAATCTGCAGGTACCAGCCGGTTTGCGCGATGGTCTGCGCCGCAGTGCTGTTGCCCGCGGCCGTGTTGATCTGCTGAATTTGCGACTGCGACAACGCAACGCCCGGCTGTATCGCGCCGAAATTCAGAAACTGCGTGATAGGGTCGAGCAATGCGGCGCGCAGCCCGGCATAGCCCGAGCTGTTGTACGGCAGGCTCTTGACCGATGTCAGATACGACATGATGGCGAGCTGAAACGCCGAGTTCATGAGGATTTGGTCGATGTACGCATCGGCCCATTTCCACGGTCCCGGCATCGAGCCCGGATACTCGAACGTGAACTGCTGATTTGCAGTCCCATACGTGCCGTAATAGTTGTAACCGTTCGACTGCAGATTTGCGGCCGTGGTCGCGTCGGTCACGTCCGCGGCGAGCCCGGCAGTGCTCGTCTTGAACGCGAAGGTAATGCGGCCCTGCGTCTCGTTCACGTCGATGCACGCAGCGCAGCCCATGACGAACGCGGCGCCCGCGCCGCTCTGCAGGTCATAGCGCACATACGTACCGTTGTAGCCGGCGGCCTTCACCGCGGAGCCGAAGCAATCGGTAAGGTTCGCCGTCTGCCCGGGGGCCTTGTTCGGGTCCCATCCTACGTACGTGAACCGCTCCTGACCGGCCGGGCTCGCCGCGGAGGTCCACGCGCTGAATGCGAGCTTGTTCGTGTAGACGCCCGGCTCGTCGGGGTCGTCCACAGTGGCAAAGGTCACCCAATTCTGCGTGGACGCCACAACGCCGTTCATGGCGCCGGCTGGCGTGGCCGCTGCGGCGCCAATCGACTGCACCGCACCCGTGGCCGAGGTCAGCAGCACATCGGCCGACAGCGTGCCCGTGGCGAAGCCTACGGAGCTATTCGCCCCCGTGCTGCCGCTCTCGACGACGAACGCATTGCGGAGCGCATCATATGTGACGGTCGCATCGCTCGACACCGTGACGGCCTCGGCCTCGGACACCGTAGCCGTGGCGTTCTGGCTCAGCGTCACCGTGCCGACGCCTGATTCCGTGGTGTAGGTGCCAAACGCCGTAATCGTAGTTGCGGCCGGAATGTCCGTGCCGACCACAACGTCGCCGATGTGCAGCTCGCCCGAGACGGTCGAGGCAACGGTCATCGTCGGCGTGGCCGTGACGAGGGTCGCCGTACCGCTGAAAATGCCGCCGGTCGTCTGCAGGGCGGTCTGAATCAGGGCCGCCGCGTTGCTCTGCGAGGTCGCGCCGGCAAGATTGATCGCGGCCGAGGTTACCTCGGCGCCGTCAATGTCGATGATGAGGTCGCCCGAGTAACCCACGAGCACCGACAGCGCCGGCAGCTCGCCCGAGCGCAGGTACGCGGACGCCGCGGCGTCGTTGTACTGATAGAAATACAGCACGCCCGGGAGCTGATTTGCCCCGTTAAAGCCGCTGAAATACTGCTCGGCTAGGGTCGCCTGAATCGAATTCGCCCCGTACCAGTCCTCGACAGCGAGCAGATTCGGGAACCCTTGCGCAACCCCGATTGGGATTGAGGTATCGCCGCTGTTATCCACGAGTACGCCGTTAGGCGACAGGGGATTGCCGCCCGCGCCAAGTACGCTCGGGATGGCGCTGACAATCTGACTCGCGGGGATGGACTGAATCATGGCGTGGGGGCTCCGGCTGCTTGCCCCGCGAGTATATGTCGAATCGCCGGATTATGCCAAATTAGGTCGGCGGGTATGCCTCATCGACGTTCACAAGCACGACCTCGGCCTCGGCCATGAACTGCTGCGAAATGGTCGTGACGGGGTTGTACTGCAGGATCGCGCCCACAATCCAACGCTGCTCGTACTGCTCCTCGGAGTCGTCGAGCGGGGCAAGAATCGGCTCCTCAGCGTACAGCGGGGCGCATGTTGGCAGCAGCGCCTCGACTCCGGCCGAGTCTTTCAGCACCGTGGACAGCATCGTCGCCCAATCGCCGGCCGAGGCGCCGTAGCAATCGAGCTGCATGCGTATCTCGGTGCCCTGCTCAAGCTGTAGGGTCGTCGGCGCCGGGTTCGTGGTGTCCCACGTGTCGATATTGTAACGCAGGCGCTTGGTGCGCGTGACCGTCATCGACACATAGCCCGGCGAGGCCGGCGGCATCGCGGCACGATTCGGCAAACCCTGAATAACGACGCTGCTGTCGAGCCCGGTTACTGCGGCCACAAACGGCTGCACGGCCTCGTAGAGCTGCTGCAGAGTAATGCTGACGCTGTAAGTCATGGGTTCGCCGGGTCGAGCTGCAGCGTCACGATAACACGGCACCACGCAAGGCCACCGTTGCCGGCGGTCCAAGGCTCATCGACTTTGGTCACGAGCCACGTGCGCGGCGAGCCGTTCGGGTACTGTGGGAACACGAGCTTGTCGCCGCCTTTCGATTCCACGCGGTTGATTGCATCGGGCGCACCGTACATATACACCGCGCGGAACACCCCCTGCGCCTGCAGGAAATTGTACTTGCGCAGGTCCTGCCCGGTCACAGCCTGAACCTGCGCATTCAACGTCACGGGCGCCGCGTATGCCGCCGTTTGCTTCCCGCCGGTCGCCGTCGTCGCGCCCATGCTCACGTACCACTGCACGGGAATATCGGGGTTCACGGTGTTGATGGCGCCGCGCACGAGCCCGTGTAGATTGCCGATGCCCATTACTTCACAACCTCATAATCGACATTGCGCTGCATGACGTCGCTGTCGATGAGCCCTTTATTGAAGCCCTTAATTTCCACGGTCAGCGGCGCATTGTCAGACGGCCAATCAACGATGGCTTTTACAATTTGGTCCTTGATGCGCTCGCCCATTGCTCGCAACACGGTCTGTGTGTTGTAGCCCATTGCTTTGGCGATCTTTCCTAGGTCCTCGCCCCACGCGGGCGACTTATCGCGCACAGTGTTGCTGAAAAAAGGCCGCGCGGGCGAGCGCGCAGTACCGAAGTTATTCCAGAACGCAACCTGTGCAACGGGAAGCGGAGCACCCGAGAGTGGCAGCCGCATTTGCGGAGATGGCGCGCCCGGAGCTTTGGCGCCGGGCTTCCTCGGCCCCATGATGCTGGCCTTGAATTTCGCGACGCCTTTCAAAAATCGTTCGGTGCCGTTCTCAACCGGGTACATCGCCGATTCAAGGAACCCTACGCGCACAGTGCCCGAGGTCATTTTGCGGGCCATGTCGCCGAGCTTGAGTTCGAGCCGGCGCCCGCCGGACCCCGAGGCCATCAGCCTACGCCATCGTCAAAAAACGAGAAGCCCGGGCCATTCGGCCCATATGACGGTGCAGCAGTGTAGAACGCCATGCGATAGGCCATCGTCTGCTGCCAGAACTTCGCGCCGTACTTGGTCTGTATGTAGTAAGCCTCGCTCTGCGACACCTCCGAGCTGTACTCGGCGCTCACAGATACCGAGCCCTCGGCAGCGTTCGCCACGCGGCCCACGATGCCCTGCGGCGGCGTCACGTTGCCGGCGCCGTCGTTCGTGCCGAAGTCGATAGCGCACACGTGAGCCGTGAGCGTATAGAGCAGGATCAACCGCTTGTTGGCGTCCTGCACGGCCGAGCCGCACGTGTTGTCGAGCAGGAGCTGCGCGTCGTTGAACGCTGTCAGCATATTCGCGTTGGTCAGCCCCGCAAACTCGGGCCACAACGCCACGAACTCAGGCGCAGAGAACTGAACGATTCCCCGCGTGACCGGAGGGCATGGCGAAGGGCACGAGACTACGGGCACGGCTTTACTCGTCGATGCGCTTCGAGATTTCGTTCGCTTCAATCTTCATCGTGACGCCCGGGTCGAGCGGCGCGAAGACTTCCGGCGATTTGGCCTTTGCGTCGAGCACAACGGCTTTCGTCGTGGATGTGTCAGTCTTCGGCACGAGGAAAATTTGCCCCGTCTTGAGAGCCCACGAGCGCGGGTTCTCTTTTACCCAACGGTCCCAAAAATCCTTGGGCACGCCTTGGTTGATGAACGGCTCGCGCCCAATCTGCGCGGGTGCCGTGGCGAATGGCTTGCCCTGCGCGTCACGCAGCAGCGAGCGCTGATTCAGCCCCTTGAGCACAAAAACTTGGTAGTCCTCGTGCTTGCGATACAGCGCGAACGGCGCGCCGCCCTTGCCGGGGTCGTTGACACTGAATCCGACTTCGAGCCGATAGCCGTTCGGCAACCGGCATCCGATAGATACTGTTTCGGTGCTCATTTTGTCCTCATGTAAAGCGTGCGTTCGATGAAACAATCGCGAGCCCGCGGCCGGCGTTCTGGCACACCTTGAACCGTGTCGCCACAGTTCCCGAGGCTGCACCCGAGACGGCCGAGCCATCGGCCTGCGAAGCGTAAACAGTATCCCCGTAATTGGCCCCGCCGGCAAATCGCAGGTAGAACGCCCCCGTGGGCATCAGTGTGACCACGAGCCCGGCACGCAGGCGCCACGCCATGTTGCCTCGATCCCACGTCATCCACGTCCAACGCGCTTGAGGGCCGCCAAGGCGCGCAGGGCCGCCTACAACGCCGCCATTGGCGTAGTTGATGCTCTCCAACGGGATGACCACGCCGAGGGCGTCCTGCGCGGTCTGCTGAGCGTTTGAGACGAGCCCCGTTGCAGGGTCGCCCCATCCGAACCGGCCCTGCAAGAGCCCGCCCGGAGCGGCGCGCCACGCGCCCGTGCCGCCGAGCGCGGACGCGAAGGGCGCGAGGGTTTCGAGGTTCTGACCGAGAACGGCAGAAGCAAACGCCCCCTCATAGGGGGCGTTCGTTGGGCCGCCAGTGCCCCAACCGGGGCGCATCGCTTTACCCGAGCATCGAAGCGACGAGAATCGGGCGGTAGAAAATCACGCCCCAAGTTCCCGCCGACTTCTTCTGCTCCCACGAGGAGGTTTTGACGACCATCGCGTGAGCGCGCATCTTCTCGGTGAATGCCGCCTCGACCGTCTTCCCGCCCTCGGGAATCTCGGCGATGAGCTGCACGAACTCCGTACCGCCGGCAACCGCACCGCCGCCAGCGATGGCGAACTCGGGCACCGTCACGATGGACAGATTGGGAAAATTCTTCGCAATCTGATCGTTGACGTTGTAGTTGTACTGGTTCGTCTTGCTGAAATTTGAATTGTTGCCGGGGCTCAGGCCAAGACGAAATTTCGTGTTGGTGTCCACGAGGCCGTTGCCCTGCGCGATGGCCTGCTGCACGAGGCGCAGCACGTCGCCGAAAATGACGGTCGGGTCCGACTCGGTGAACCAAGACTCGGTGGGCGCAATCGGCGCCGGCAGGTACGGGTCGTTGGTGCCGCCGTAGTTCTGCAGCCCCGCGATGCCGTACAGGTACGCGAAATTCTGGTACTTCTCGATGGACAGCGCAGACGACCGCTGTTTCCAGTTCGCGAGGTCAACCTTTGCCTCGGCAGCGCGCGCGATTTCGCGCTCGCCCCAACGGGTGTTGGTCTGGTAGTGGTAGCTCTGACGCTGCGGAAAGTCGAGGTTCGCGTCGGACATTCCGTCCTGATTGAAGTCACCGTAAGACACGACCTCGCCCGTACGCTCCGCCTGAATGAACATGGCGGTATCGGAGACCCATGTGCCTTTCTTGACCTCGCCGTACAGCTCGGCAGCCTTGGTCGGCCGTACCAGAATTTCAATCTGATTCGGGTCAACGTAGGTCGTGAACAGCGACGGGATACCCGCGTTCGCCTGCGTCACGAGCGTCGGCTGCGCATCAAACGCAAGCCGCTCGGGGCTGTCGTAGTACATGGTGCCCTGACGGCCCATGAACACGATGCCGTAGCGTCGCTCAAGGTCCGCATGGTCAACTGCAATCCGCGTCATGTTCGTATCCTGTTATCGGTCGGTCGTTGGTCGAAACTGTTACCGGGTGCTGATCTTCCAAACGCCCTGATCCGTGGGCGCCTGATTCGCGGTATAGGTGCCGCGCACCCGGAACCCGGTGTCTTGCGCAGTGCCTGCCACGGTGACAGTCGTCGGCGCCGACGCGGTGCCGATGGCCTGCGGGCCGTCACTGATGGTGTACAGTCCGGTGCCGCCGGGCGCATCCGCCGTGGTGACTGCCACGCCGGCCTGCGTCACCGTCGAAGCAGCCGACAGCGTGTAGACGCCGACGCCGCCCGGAGTGCCGCTTACCTGCGCGCTGATGGTCGTGCCGGCGGGAACGCCATCGGCGACCACAACTGCGCCCACGCGCAGCAGGTCCGTGCCGGGCTGGACCGAAGTCACGGTCAACGCCGTGGAAGTCGCCAGCGAGCAGACGCCCGCAAACGGGGCCGCCTGCCCCTCGACGGTCGTACCGCTCGCAACGCCCGTGCCGGTAAGGACATCGCCGAAGTTCAGCGAACCGTCAGCGACCGCAGTCACGAGCAGGTAGCTCGACTTGACGACGATGGCCTCGTCGCTTTCGTCCGCGGACGCATTCGCCGACATCGTGTACGTGCCAGCGCCGCCCGGAGTGCCGGTCAACTGATTCAGAATCGTTGTGTTGGACGGAATGCCGGTGCCCGTGATTGAGTCGCCCGGCGAAATGATGCCGTGGGTGACAGTGGTCACGGTCAGGACCGCGCTTCCGCTCGTCAGACTGGCTGAGGACGAGGTATTGCCCGCGGTCGCCGTCACAGTGCCCAGCGTGGGGGCGCTGTCAGTTGAGGCTGCAACCGGCGTGCCGTCGTTCGGATCGGCGAACACGTAGTCGCCGGGGGCGGCGCCCGCCGGGAAGTTCGCCCAAAAATCGCCCTCGTTGAACAGGGTAATCATGAACCCCTCGGGAACAACCATCGAGGCTTCGCCGAGAAATTCTGTGATAAGCGCCTGCTCATTGCGGCCAAGGAAACCGAGCTGATAGCCGGCCACGTAGGACTGTGAGACCTGCCCCTCGGGGCCGACCCACGCGAAGTTGCCGACAATCAGGCCGCCAGCCGGAGCAACGAGCGCGCCGGGACCGGCGAGGACGTTCGCAAACGGGTTCGTCGAGGCGAAGTCGCCAGCGACGCCGGGCGCCTGATAATCCTTGATGACTGTCTGAAACGGCATGTTCGTTGTGTCCTGCGCTGAAAATTAAGAGAGCCGGCCGTAGTGCGGAATCAGTTTCGTGACTTCCGCGCGCATGCCGCTGTCCATCGTGACGCCCGTCGGCGTTGCAGCCGCGGCGCGATCCTTGGCGAGCTGCAGCACCGTGCGGAGCGCGCTGTCGTGCATGTCCTTGTGGTCGATGCCGAGCTTGTCGAGCGCGGCGCGGTACGCGGCGGGCGCGCTGTCGAAGGTCACGACACCAAGTACCGGCTCGACTTCGCGGCACGCAGCGTGCGCAGCGTCGCGCACAGCGACAGCGGCAGCGATGCGGCGGTCAACCTCGGCTGAGTCGAGGGCACCCTTTTCGCTCTTGCCACCGTGGGCGGCCGTGCTCGGGTCCGCTTGGGACAGGTCGGCGTCGGTGCCCTCGGGGTCCGTCTCCGCGTCCTTGGCGGCCTTGCGGTCGGCGGCGCGCTTGTCGCGAGCAGACTTGCGCGCATCGCGCGCGGCCTTGCGATCCTTGGCGGCGGCGTCCTCGGCCTTTTCCTTGTCGGCCTTTTCCTCGGCCTCGTCCATACCTGCTTCGCGCGCATCCATTGCGGCTTCGCGCTCCTCCGGGTCGGCGTCCTTGGCTTTCTTGTCGGCGGCAATGACCGCGCGGCGCAGGTCCTCGGGCGTCTTGTCCGCGGCCAGCAAGGGCGCGGCAACCTTGAGCAAGTCAGCGAGTTTCATTGTGGGGAATCTCGATTATGGAAAATAAGACTGTGGGCCGGATTATGTCGCGTGTTGCGATCTATTGCAACTGCGTGGTGGCGCGGTCGTTCACCACGACATCGGGGCCGGTACGTCCGGTGTCCACGATGGCGAGATGATTCGCGCGAATGTCAAGCATGCGGCCATCAAACGGTTTGCCGTCGATAACGCCCGAGTTCATCTCGGGGCGATAGTAGTAGCCGGGGCTCAGCTCCTGCTGCCGCTCCGACTCGATGGCCTCAATACCGGCGGAATCCCACACGGTCAGGTCGGCAACCAAATATGGCGCTTGCCAACGCACGTTGGAAACGGTGCCTATCATCAGCTCTTTCTGCGGACTGTCGGCACTCACGCCAACGTGGTGCATCATCAACGGTATGCGCTCGAACGTCGGCGCAGCAGCCGCGAGCGAAGCCGCGTCGCGATAAAGGTTGTACACGTGCTCGGCGTCGAGCCCGAGCTTTTCAGAGTCAGGAATCTCGCGGCCGAGGTACGGGCATATGTTGGCCTTGCTGATGCGGCAATCGCGCACATGCAGGTAGCCGTTCACGTCCTTGGAGCGGAGCGAGCCGCGGTCGAACGCCATGCGCGGCAGCTCGTCGTGCGCGGCCTTCGGTGTTCCCGCGGGAACATCGCCGCCCTCGTCTTCGCAATCGACCTCAAGCTCGCGCAGCGCGGCCTCCTCAAGCTCGACATCGGGGTCGCCGTCACGACCCCCGCGACGCGCCGCCTTGATGGCTGCAGCATTGCGAGAATTGAAATTCTGTAGTTCGGACATCGCCTGATCGTAGTCGCGTTTCGCGGCCCGGTAGGCATCGTCTTTTTTGTGTTCGGGGGTCATCCCCATCGCGCCCCCGCCCGAGCGAGATTTTAGAGCGCGGCTTGCGTCCTGCATCTTGCGGTATAGCCGGTCCTGCTCATCGAGCACACCATCGCTCGCGCGGCGCTGCGAGTAGGCAATCGCCACGGCTTGACGCTGCGGCTTGCCGGCGTTTACCTCAACCTCGACGTTGTGAGAGAACGCGGCCTTAGACTTTCCTGATTCGAGAGGCATGCCGCCATATTACGGCGGCACGTTCTGTTAAATCAATCGTCACGCCCGGAGCTGTCGGGAACCTGCTTCAGCTCTTTGGCGCGACCGTGGGCGGCCTCGGCCGACTCCTCGCCGCGTTCGTGGTCCGCTTGCTTGCCTTGCTCGCCTAGCTCGGCGCCGACTTGCTGCTCCTGAATCTGCGGCGGGTCCGGCGCGTCGCCTTGCAGGTCGTCGTATCCGCTCTCGGGGTCGCGGCGCAGTTTGTCGCGTACCTCATCAGCGCTCACGATGCCGCCATTGACGAGCGCGACATCACGGTCAGCGTCCGACTTACGCAGGTCCGCAAGTTCCTTTGGCGTGGGTTCGTACAGCGACAGCCACTCGAACGTAATGTCGTCATCCACGGTTCCGAACAGGTCCATTTGCACGAGGTCAACAACGCGCTTCATATGCGGCGTGTAGCCGAGTTCCTGCAACGCATGCACGTAGTCGTACCACGCTTGGAACTCGCCGTCGCTCGTGGTGCTCAACCCCGTGGGCGTGATGCCGAAAAACTTGATAAGCGGCATGCGACCCGGAGTCGCCATGTGCTCCTGCGCCTGCGCCTGTAGCTTGTCGAGCGAGGCAAGCGATGCCTCGTTTACTGTTAGCTCCTCGGTGCTCTTGTTGATCGCGAGCAGGCCGCGGTTGTCGCGCTGTGCGACGAAAGCATCAAGGCGCTCTTTGAACTTACCCGGGTCCGACAGCAGCGCCTGCAAATCGGTCGCCAGCGTGAGCACTGAAAAAATGTTGATGAGGTCGTTAACATTCTTCGCAGTGCGCAGCCACCGATTTACATACGGCATCATTAGCTGCGTCATGCTGATTCCCGCGAAATCGTAAGCGGGTTTCAACAGGTCGGGAACCTCGCGGAAAATGAACGTCATCAGCCGCGAGTGGTGCGTCTTTTTGCCGAGCACGAACCACGACTGCGGGCGGTAAAAATCGGGCTGCTCGGGCCGCAGCGAGTTCCACGAGTACGGCGTCAACCAATACGGCTCGATGCAGGTAAGCCCGAGCAACGTGCCTTGTTTGATAGTGGTCAGCGGTAGCTGTCGCGTGATGTCGTCGTCTTGGCCTTTGATCGACACGTAAATGTGCGAACGCCCGAACTGCTCCGTTTTTAGGGCAGCCTCGCGGAACAGGTCGCGTACGCGCAGCTCCTCAAGTCGCGCGTCGAGCTGCTTAATTTTCTCGGTACGTGCCTCGTCCTTGTCCGTGTCGATGTCCACGTCATCGGGCTCGGGCTGCTTCGCCTGCGCGGCTTTGCTGAGGTTCGACTTTTCGTTAGTCTCGCCCTTGCTCTTGAGCCGCAGCCATCGGCGCGTCATCTCGGTTGAGAGCGATTCCGCGGGCGTGCGGTACTCGGTAATCTGCGCCAGCTCGGCGAGATACGGGAACCCGAGAAATGCAAGCCCCGGCCCGAGCGCGCCGGAGCCAAGGCCGCCCCACGCAGCCGGCGCCCCGAGGTCCTGCGCCATGCGGCGCGTCTCGCCGCCGTGGTCCATCGCAAGTTTGAGCCCATCGCCTGACGGCAGCACAGTAGGCACCACGCCGGGCAACGGCGTAGGCATCACATATTCGCGCCGGCCATCGCCGACAGGGACTAGGGCGCGATCCCAGCGTATTGGCGTGGGTTTGGGGGCGGGGGCAGGGGCGGGGGCCGGCTGCGGAAACAGACGGCACCACAGACGGCGCAGGACGTTCATTCGCCGAGTGTACCCTAGGCGGGGATGCGGCGGCGAGTCGGGCAGTCCTTGCCGCGCGGAATTGGCCCCGAGCCGTTGAATGAGCAGGCGCAGCCGATGCCGTGGCCCCACTCGCGGCCATCGTTGTGTGCGCCATCGTCGCCCCTGCGCGGCACTCTAGCCCGGGGCGCCAACGGAGCCCCGCCTAGCCGTTCGTGCAATTCCTGCGACTGCGCCAGCGCGCGCCAGCAATTCGCGTTGGCCTCATTGAGAATCAGGTCAACGAGCGCGTGAATGCTGCCGTCAGGAAGCATGACGGTATCCGCGCCGCGTTCGAGCAGCGCGAGCATGTCGGCCATGTCCATTTGATGCCGCGCGATGCAATCCGCGTGGTCGCTCGATTTGCCGCGCGCGTGGTGCATCTCCTCGCCCGGGTTGTGCTTGTCGTTGCCAGCCTTCGAGTGCTTCGCCACGCCAGCGAGCGCGGCCGGGAAGTAGCAATAGCAGCCGGTATGCACCGGCACATTTTTGCGGGCGGCACTGTCCCACGGTAGGGTTATCAGTTTCTCAGACATTGCGGTATCTCCAAGCCAGCGCGATCCACACCGTATTGCCGGCGACAATGAACAGGCCGCCAGTAAACGAGAGCCACTGCGCGAGATGAGGGTAATAAAACAGGTTCCAAAATCCCCACGAGGTAAAGAATGCTGTTGATTTCAGCGACACGCCGCGCGTGCAACGGTCGCGTGATATGCGGCGAACGTTGCCCCAAATCGCAACGCCGCCCCATCCCTCGAACAGCCCATTTATCAGGTCGGGCGTGTGGATCATACCGAGAGCGGGCGCAGCAGCCGGTACTCGGTTAGAAATCGGTCGTATGCCTCGCGCGGCTCCCAGCACCGTTGTAGGTCATACCGGCTCGTGCCCTCGTAGAGTTTCAGCGCGTAATCACGCATGCCGGGCTCGGGCTGCAGCCAATCCGCGGTGACATTGTGGCCGAGCAACTGTTCGGCTTCGATGTACAGCGCGCACCAATCGGCAAATTTGACGCCCGCGCTTACCGTGGGCGGCAAACCGAACTGCTCACGCATCGCGTGTTCGATTCGCGTCTCGAACGGCCGATAGTCCTTGACCGTGACTTTCCACGGGGCGGCCATGTCGGACACGTAGCCCTCGTGGGCGTCGTGCATCAGCCCCTCATAGGGCGTGCCGCCGCGCATAGCGATAGCCGGCTCATACATCAGCGTTGCGACGAGCACGCCATGCTGAGCGACGCTGTAGCGCCGCTGCACGTGGCCGGTAAACCGGCACTGCATCGAAGTCGCCCACGCCATTTCGCGAATATCGCATATGGGGCGCTGGCAGTAGAATTTGCGAGTGGCGAACCCGCCCTTATCGTCGGGGCGGATGGCAACGACGTATTGGTCGTCGCCGTCAGCCTCGTATGTCTCGGCTGCATTTTTCATGTGTGCGTGCGGTCCTAGTTGTTAGAGCGGTGCGCGGTATTCCCCGTCGATGATGAACAGGAGCTGCCGCTTGTCGTTGGCATCGAGCGCGCAATGCGCCTGATGCCACGACGACGGGCCGGCGTTGTACTCAAGCCGAAGCCCGGTAGACGTGCCGACCTGCGTGCAACCCTCGTCCTCACCCGGGCTGTGCGGGTGCCCGGTAATCGTCTTGACGCCGATGCGGCGTAGATTGCGGATTGAGCCCCGCGCGCCGTTCGGGCCGCGGTTGCCGTGCATGCCAAGCTCGTGGGTGCCAAGCATAAAAGACTCGTCCTCGTCGAGTATTCGAGTCTGCGGCATGTTGTAGCGGCGCATCCAATATGTGAATGCGTTCGGGTACTCGGTGCCCTTGTTGGTCAGCTTGGTATTGCGGACCATATGCAGCGCCGTCTCAAGATACCATTCGGCGTTGGTAGGGTCCTCGCGCCAATCGGCATCGACGATGTACCGCGTCAAAAAGTCATCGTGGTTAGAGGTAACAATCACGTTCTGCGTGTCTTTGATCGTGTGCGCTTCGATGAACCGGCGCAGCGACTCCAAGCTCGCGCGCACAGAATCGAGGCCACCAAAGCGCTTTGCCACGCGATTGAACGGATTGTGCTTATGATGCGGGTTGACCGGGTAACCATCCGTCGAATCGTGCAGTAGGATGTTCCGCGGGCGCAGAACGCCAACCATGCCGCCTTGTCCGTATGTGGCGCGAATGACGCCCTTGTCGGTGAATGGGTCATGCCAATCCCCCGTGATGAGCCCGAGCGCGCGGGGCGCCTGTTGCACGCTGTCGGCGAAATACTGTTCGCCGCGCGCGGAATCAATCGCCGACTTCGAGCGGCCATCGAAATGAATGCGGCGCATGTGGAACCGCTTTTTATTGACGACTTCCACGAGGACGCACGACAACGAGTGATGAAACTGGCCCACGCGCCCGGCGCGCGTATCGCTGTAGTTCTCGACCGTGCAAGAGCCCGAGGTCATCAAAATTTTCGCCATGCGATTCTGTGGCGTGGCGATGGTGCGCGTCTGAATCTTCGGGTGTGCAACTATCGCGCTGGCCGCGCCTGAGACGGCCTCAAAGCCCGTCAGCGGGTCCGCGGCCGTGGGCTGTATCTTGATGTCTCCGAGCAGCGTAAGGTTGTCGTTCAACGGCTGGCGCACATTGGCGAGAAACGGCCGCGTTTCCTTGGCCCAAAAATCCTTGCCTTCCTGCGAGCCGACCCAACGCGACGTGGGGTTTTTATAGCGCATCGGCAACACCACGAGGTCGGCCCCGCGGTGCTCGGCGATGCGCTGTAGTACGGCCCACCACTCCGCGTGTACCGGCGTCGAGTTCTGCGCGGCGACGACGAGCAGCGTTTTAACACGCTTGCCGAGGCGCCACGGGAAAATCGCTACGGGCGATTTGTCCTCGTAGAGCGGGTCATTCTCCCGCGTGAACGTGTCAAGGTTGCGGGGTGTCGTTGAATTGGTCATCGGCCTTCTGCTTTGCTCGTGCCTTCGCGGCAATCTTTGCGCTCGCGAACCAAATATGCTTCTTGCCGTCTGCGTTCTCACGCTTCACCACGACGATATGCGCGGCGAATTGGTCTCGAACTCGGGCAAGGTCCTTTGGCGCGCAGCGGATGCGTTTCTGCAGCTCGCTCTCGGCCTCGTACCATTCTGCGCCGAGCTTGAGCATTTCAGCAAGCGCGGCCCGTATCTGCTGCGGGAGCTTCACGGCTTTGACGTGAGTCACGCCGAAAGTATCAAGCGAACGTGCGGGTGCGGTGTTTTTCTTAGCGGACATTGGTTGCTCACAGTGACAAACGGAAGTAGTGATAACGCTTGCCAGCGTATGGGGTCTCGGGTCGATAGAACGAGAACCCCTCGCGCAGCAGATTGACCATCGACGGATAGTTTTGCAGCGTTGTATAGGTGCGAATTTCTTCGGCCCCCTGCCACCATCCCCAAAACACGCGATGAGCTATCAGCCGGCGCTGTAAATGTTGCCCTTGATACTTCGCGACGACAGCAGCGCGCGATAGGAAAACATAGGGCTTGTCGCCCTCGGGGGCGCGAAATATCGCCGACGCAAACCCCACGGTGCGGTTGCCGGCGTCGGGGTCGCGCGCGACCCAAAACGTATGATCGTCGCCGACCCATTTGTCAGCCTCGAATGCGAGGTCATGCAGCACGCGCGCCGAGTCGATGTCGTCGAGCCTGCGCACCGTAATTGTCATTCTTCAATCCCCGGGATGATTGCGCGGCTCGTGCAGCGGCAGTTGATAAGCTGGCCCGGCAAAACGAACTCTTTTTCGTCGGGGTCCCACATGCCTTTGGCGAGGTCGAAAATTTTATTATTCATCTCGACGTGTGCGGGCCGGGGCTCTTTGCCGCCGTGCGAGTGCTGCCATATGGCCTGCCGGATGCCGAGCTGCTGCCGGCGCGTGTTCTCAATAGTGGCCTTGGCCTTCGCGTTTTGATCGCGCGAGATGAGCGCGGCGCGGCGCACGGTCACGCCATACTGTTGCCGGAGCTTCACCGACAGCGCCGACATATCGCTGCCGCGCTGCACGGACTGCCACACGAGCGACTGTACGTTCGTCAGGTACTGCTGCGGAATCGAGCGTATAAGCCCCACGTTCTCAGCGATGACAGAGCGGTAGGCGTCCATGCTCGCGCGCGTGGGCTTGAACTGCACCGTAAACCCGGCGTCACGCAATGCGGCCTTGAATGAGGTCTCGGCCGCGGCGAAATTCTTTGTAGCGAATTGCTTCGCAATCTTCGGCGCGAGCGCATCGAACTTTCGCGCCCAGCGGTCGCCCCACATCTTAAGCCGCTGTTTAATCGAAGCGACGCCCGCGTCGTGCGCGAGCTGCTGCACGACTTTCGGTGTTCCCACGGGAACAACAGGCCACGCGGGCGCAAGCATAAGCATTAGCTCTTGGTGCGCCTGCTGTAGCTGTGCGTCGAGTTGGTCGTGATACCAAACAGCCACCCCCGCGTTTGGTTGTATCGCGTGGACTGTCTTTAGAATGCGACGGGCCGGCATGGGTGCGGAGCCTACTGTAACGCTGACGCTGCCGTCAATCCCCGGGCGACCGGGCGACGTGTGCGCGATAATTGCCATTGCCAATGTCTGCTTTTCCTGCTAGGAAATCGCCCCACGAGGAGCTGCCCCCGGCGACCCTGTGCCGACGCAACCGGGCGCGCTGGCGGTCCTTGCACGAGCAGGGCGGCGCTACGCCCTTGCGCGCGTCGGGGTCGTTGTCGAGCGAAACGGCGCAATCGGGGTCGTGCACAAAACGCTTCATATAACCGCCATAATTTCAGGGCCAAAGTTCAGCGCCGGGCGCGAGTAACCGAACGCCATCATTACCGCGTCAGCCATATTCGGCGACGCCATGCCGTCGGGGGTTTTATCAATCATCAGCTTGCCATTTTTCGACCACGTGCGCGTGGGCTGTGCAAGCTCCGTTTCGAGCAGGCCGATAGCAACTATCTTCGGGTTGATGATGATGACCTCATCGGGGTTGAACTTCTCGCCGTTCAGTCCCTTATAAACCTCGACAAACCGCATGCGCGTACACATCCACGACTGCGCTTTGAGATTTTCATAGTAGTCCTTGTTGGTGCGATCCGAGCCCGGCGCGCGTGCGTCCGGGTCCTCGACCGCGCCGCCGCCTTGGAATTTCTGCACGAGGATAGGTTTTTGCCCGTTGGCTTTACGCTCCTCGTTCACCATCGCAAAGTATTCATGCCACGAGCCGCCCATGCCCGAGGCATCGTAAACGAGCCGCTTGCAGCCGTATTTGTCGCAGATAGAAAACGCGCGGCGAATCGACTGCATGGGGTTCGAGTTATTGCCCGACCATTGCTCGACGTGGTGCAGCTCGACGCCGTGCCGGATCGCTACCGCATTTTTGTCGGTGCCTAGGTCGGCCACGTCGTAAGTTGCGACCCACTCGCCCGAGGGCGTGATGCCGAGTTTTTCACCCGCGCCTATCGCTGCGTGTATATGCACAGCCTCGATGACGCCGCCCTCGATGGACGCAAGGAAATCGCAGCCATACTCTTGGTTAAAAATTACCTCGTCCATATCGTAGACGTGCTTGGCAAACTCGTGCGTAAAATCGCCTATGCCCACGTGCGCGATGTGCCGGCCGTCCTCGGTCGTCGTAACTTTCAGGCGCTTGCCGGCGCGGATTTTCTCGGCGTCCTCGGCGTTGAGTTCTATGTCGTAGGGCTCGCCTTGGTTGACTTTGGTCGGGTCGTCGCGGTAGCTGAAATCAAACCGTGGGATGAGGCCGCCGCGCGCATGTTCGGCAAAGACGTTGTTCACACCGCGCACCGTGGACATTTCGAGGCGCGTGTCGGTGTTGGCTGATAGGTTTGTCTCGATGAGCTTTGGCCGCTCGATGACTGCGTACTCGTCAACAAAAAACATCGAGGTTCGACCGCCAACGCCGATGTTATCGCCCGCGCCGCCCACGATGGCCGACTCGGTATTCGGATAGAGCAGGCGCATTTGCGCGCTGTGTTTCTTTGGGTCGTAGCCGGGCTTAAAGATTGCCGGCAGGTATTTGAGAAAGGTTCGGCCCTTGTAGAATAGGCAAGTAGGGTCGCCGCTCTTATCGACGAACTCCTCCTTTGCCGAGCCGAACCCAATTGTTAGGTTATCCCAAAACAGCGAGAGCGTAACGCTAATCGCCATCGCCATCCACGAGGCGCCGCACTCGCGCGACTTTACTAGCACGCCATTTTCGTGACGACGCCAACGCGCGATAACCCAATCAACAAATTCGCGCTGCTTCGGGTAGAGCAGAAACGGCATGATGATAGGGCGCCCGCGCGTAGCGTTTTTCGGATTGACCGTGACGCCCCAATCTTGAATAAAGTCGGCCACGTGGTCGCGGTACCACATACGCGCGGCGACTAGTTTCTCCGGGTCGCTCTCAAGCTCTATCAGCTTGCGTTCGCGCTGCAGCCATATCTCAGTATAGGCCGCGGTCGGGTTGAGCCAATCGAAGCCCGCCGGGATTTTGATGAGTGACATAACGGGCCGGGAGCCTAGCAGACTGTGATGCAGTCGTGTTGACGCCGCCGTCAGTTTTGGTATCGTAGCGCTCAGGGTTTAGGAGGGTTCACAACATGATGATTCGCAAATGGCAGAACAGCGCAGCGCGCCGCCGGGCGCACGCCAAGTTTCGCCGCCATCTCTGCCGCCTGCTCGGTTGCCCGTTCGAGAGCTGCTACACCACGGGCGAGCTGCTGCGCGACGCGAGGGCTGCACGATGAACAAGACGCAAGCTATAGCCGCCATGCTCAAACTCGTGGGCAAGCGGGTTAATTATCGCTATGACGAGAGCGCCCCCAAGGCCGAGGAGCGCGAGGAGCTGCACGCCAAACTGCCGGCGCTGCAGGCTGCTCGGGACGCCACGCGGACAGCGATGGACCAACGCATTAAGGACCTGCTCGCAGGCGATGCCGAATACCAGCGCCTGCGCGCCGAAGCAGCAGCCGCGCGCAAGGCCGCTGCCGACGCTTCAAGCCGAGCACGCCACTACCGCGTGACCATCGGCGATAGTAGCGACGGATTCTGCAACCTCATTCTAGCCGAGGGCGACAACTGGCAAGACGCCATCGACAAGCTGAAAATCGCAGTCACACGGACACGCGCACGATGAGCCTACTATCACGCATCGCCGGGCTGTTCCGCCGATTCCCCGAGCTGGACATCAAGACGGCCGCGGGGCGGGACCTCGACCGCCTCGCAGGGCTCAAGGAGCGCCCCGCGGGCATGACCGACGCAACCCTGCGCAGCCTCGCCATAGCCGACGAGCCGGCCCCGTGCGTCATTTGCGGGCAGATGGCAAACCCGCCGTTTTGGGTCGAACGCCCGTTGCCGTTTCACGGAATCGAACGCGGCGGCCCTTACTGCTTCCCGCACTGGCCGGGGCGGGCGTACTGATGAGCCGCCGTATCAAACGCCGCAAGTCGCAGCAGTTCCGCGAGAGGCGGCGCCGATTCAACGCCGCGCGCGAGGAACTGCGCAGCATGATGCAAGCCGAGATATTGAAGCTACTACGCGACGAGGCGAAGGCCGCGATTCTGCGGTATCAGGACAAGGGCGCGCAGGCCCGGGCGGCGGCGTAATGCCGCGCCCCACGGCCGCCGAGCTGACGGTGCAGTGCCGCGAGAGCGCGCTGCGCGAGGGCGCGCTGCGCGAAGCCCTTAACCTGATGGTCAACGACAAACCCGCGGCCGTCGAGCGCGTCCGTATCGCAGTAGGCGAGCGGTACGAGCTGCGGCTGTACGGCCCGCAGCGCGCCCACGGGGGCGTGGTCGTAACCGTGCATTATGTGAAGGGCCAGCGGGCCTACGTGGACGCCGACTACCTCGACGCGCTCGCGCGGCGCTGGCGCGGGCATCATCCGGTAGGCGGCGCGTTCGAGCGGCTGGCCGTCACACGTGACAGAATCGTGAACGGGGTCACAACGCCAAAAACGTGACGCGGGTCCTAGAAAACTGACGCGCGCGTCAGTATACTGGCCTCACTGAATAACGGAACGGATGAGGTCTCGCACCATGAACAAGTTTGAAGCCGGCAAGTCATATTGGACCCGCGGCATCTGCGACCATGACTGCATCTACACATGCGCCCATGACTGCATCTACACAATCGCCGTCGTCTCGCGCACTGCCAAGACGGTCAAGATTCAGGACAACCGCGGCGAGCGCACGCTGCGCGTGTTCATCGACTACAACGGCCACGAGGCTGTCAAGCCGCACGGCTCCTACTCAATGGCCGCCATCATCAGCGCGGACGACGAGGGCAGCGGCCCCGCCCCGCGCCCGGAGCCGGCCTCGGTGCTCAAGCGCCCCACGATGACGCCGGCCGAGATGGTCGAAGCCTGCGCGCTGTCGATGGGCGACGCTAACGTGCAGCTTAAGGTCAACACGGCTAGCGGCTCGGTATGCCTGCCGAACGGCTCGCAGTGGCTCTACGACAGCCGTTTCGGCCATTGGGCTTGCACCCGGGGGCCGCGGTCATGAGCGTGCAGGAATGGAAAGCCGAAATAGCCAACCGCGAGATACGCGACCGACTCGCAGCGTACGAGGCGCGAGGTTATGACGTGTCTTGCACATCGACCGCGCGCCGCGTAGTAATGTGCCGCGTCGCCGAGCAACTATCGAATTTAGGGATTCTATGCCTAGTCAAGAGCACAACACAATTGATCGTGTTTCCGTGAGCTGGCGCTGCCACGCGCATCCCGCCCACATGGACGGAGAAACCTGCGGCCACGTGAACGAGAACGGCGGCACCGTACACAACGACCTCGTATGTTGCGAGCGCTGCGGCTGCACGTGGACAGCGAGCGAGCACCGGAGGCGGGCAGAATGACGGCGCCTGTTCGCCGTTCACGGCAGCACCGCGCAGCGTTCGATGCCTCCGGGCTCACGGAGCGCGCCCGGTCATTCATCCGCGCGCAGGTCGCGCTCAATGACGGCGATGTCGAGCGCGTGGTGCGCTACTTCAGCCGAACCCTACGCTTTGCGCGCGCCGACGTGTGCCGCGCGATGGTAGTTGCAGCAACGGAGCCGCAGCGATGAGCCTAGAGGACTACTGCGCACACAACGAGCGACGCGCGGCGCCGGGCAAACCCTTCGAGTGCGTTGATTTCTACATCGACCCTGCCGAGGGCATAGTGCTTGTCGAGCATACGTTCGAGACTGCGGCCGAGCGCGATGCGTACGTGTTCCGCCATTTCGGCATCCGCGTAGGGCTCGCGCATGGGTAAAGCCACTCGCCTTGCAGAACGTCGCGCGCGCCTTGAACGCTATCGGGCTGCGCGCTCGGCGTCGATGGACAACGCGCGATGCTACGAGCCGGGCAACGAGTGGCGCGCGCAGTGGGTGCGTGTCGCTCGCGAGATGCACGCGCGCTTGATGGCGCGGCTACGCGCTACCTAACGACTGCTCACTGCACGGTAATCGTAACGCTGTTCGACTGCGCGCTCGCGACGCCCTCGGCGTTGTACGCCTGCATGGGCGGCGCTGGCGTGGGGAATATCTGCGGCCCGGGCGTTGGGTGCGCTGTCCACGGTGCAGGAGCTGCCGCAGTCGGAGGCGGGGCGCTCGAAGTCGGCGCGCTAGGGCTCTGCGTCGTCGTGGTGTGATCCCCGCACGCTACGAGCGCGAGGCATGCGAGGGCAACGGCAAGTGTGCGGCGTGTCATAACGTGACAGCGTGCGCACGCAGCGAACGTTGCGCAACGTGACGCAAATCACAGACGCGCCGCGCGGCCGGCAGTACAGTACGCACATGGACGCAGCACGCAGCAACCGCAAATATCCCTCCTACACGCTGGCCGACCTTGAGCGTTTTGTCGCCGAGGGGCAGGGCACGCCTTCGATGGTGCAGGAGATTGCCGACCGCAAGGCCGGGCGCAGTGTCACGCTGGTAACGCCGCAGCTCCTCGGCGGGCGCCCCGTCGTCAAGGTCGGCCGCCTGTGAAACGCATCGCCGAGTACGTGCATGTGCCGGCGCCCGGCTCGCCGCTGCTCGACACGCGACTCGGCGCGTACTACGTGAGCGTGCAGGACGGCAAGCGCACGGCGCTACTCGCTGGCCCGTGGCCGACGCATCGCGAGGCGCTTGACATGGTGGATACGGTGCGCGCGCTGGCGCAGTCGCTCGACCCGCGCGGCGCGTTCTACGCTTTCGGCACTGCGCGGCTGCCGGACGACGACAGCGTGCCGCTACGCTATGGCTCGCTCAACGCGCAGCTTGGCTTGCCGTACCGCTGACCATCGCTGCGAGCGCCGGGCGCCCTTGGCTGTCGGGCAGTATCCACCGAACAGTGGCACGAGCCCTAGGCCGCGCACAGCAACGCAGAGCTTTGCGCAGCGGGCTATCACTGCGACATTTCGAGATAGATGCGCGCCGCGGCTTCGGGCGTCATCTCGCGCGTGATCTTCGCGAGGCGCTTGGATGCAGCGACGCCAGCCATAGCGCCCGCTACCGCGCCACGGGCGACGCTGGCGGCATCGTCACCAAACGCCCCAGCCGCGCGATACAGGCGCTCTGCGGCCTTGTCCGGGTCGCGGGTGCGGTATTTGATGCCGTTGTTTGTTTGCTCGACGCCCATATACAGCGCTCGCACGTTCGGCGATAGGTGGCGCGTGTCAGCAAACACTGCGCGCTGTTCCCCGAGGCCGCCGCACACTGCGCACCCCGGGTGCGGCTCGCGGTTGCGGTCGAAGCCATATCCGCCCTCATCGCTCGGCAACGGTGCTTGGCGGGTGTGCTTCTCAACAGCGATGGCGTTGTCGTCCATGACCTTGGCGAGCGCGGCGATGTACTCGGCTGCGTCGCGATACTGGTACGCATGGTTGGTGCCGTGGCAATAGCGACAGCACGACCACACGTAACCGCTAAGCTCCTCGACGTGCTCGGCTGCGCGCACGATAGCGCGGTCTCGTTCCAACAGCTCGGCAACGTCGATGACCGCAAGGCGCGCGGCTTCGGATTCGAGTTCGGCAACACGCTTGCGCACCCACGGGCGGTTACTGACTTGGCAACCTTTCGTCCACGACACGTTGAGCTGCGCATCGCGCTTGCCGTAGACCTCTCGCCATGCCTTCGCCTTGTTGCGGCATGCAACGTAGCGCTGCGCGAACAGCTCCTCGCGCGGCGTGCATTCGCGCCAGCCGGCGAGCTGCGTTCCCGCGGGAACCGACGGCGCAGCTTGCAACGCCAACGCGCCAGCGCTGCCCGAGGTTGCGGCAGGTTCGGCGGGCGGCGTCTCGGGGGCGGGCGCGGCGGTTTCCGTAAGCAATTCCATGCCCTACCTTGCCATAACTCAAGCCCGCAGCGCTACACCGTCGCACGTTACCGGGCGCATCTCCCACGGTTGCCCACGCTACCGAACCTGAGAGCGCTACCGCCGCGCCTTGGATTTGTTACCTGTTACCGCTGATACCCCCCGCCCCTCATTCTTACCTTTAATTATTTCTTCTAGACCCCTTAATAGGGAAACAGCGGTAACAGCGGTAACAGGTAACGGTTGTTGAGAATCGTTCTCGTTATCTAGCGTTGTAGGCAAATTCCTGCGCACGTTGCACCTTGCAGCCTACAGCTTGCGCATGTTGCAACGTGCAGAATGGCCCTCAGCGTCGTGCAACGCGCAGGACGCGCACACTCACTAGGAGTCACGCTATATGGACGTTGTAACGAAAATCACTGCTGCCAAGTACCGCGCAACCGAAGCCGACATCGAGGCGCTGACCGCCGCGAGCGTTGAGTCATCGCGCATCGGCCCTACTTACATGCGTGCGCTGATGGCCGAGACGCTGCACGCCACGGGAGCCAAACGCCGCCCCGCGCAACTGAAGATATTCGAGGCCACGCACGAGAGATTTTATGCCGCCGTTCTACGTGGTATTGATTCGGCGATTAAAGGCGCCCCGCCACCGGAGGCCGAGGCCGCCGTGCGACGCGCCCACGCCCTTGAGCGCAACCGGCAGGGCACGTTTGCCCGTTCGGCCGCCTCGACCGTGCGCTCGTACCTGCGTGCGGGCGGCGATCTGCGCGACGTGGACATCGCTGCAGTGACCAAAGCCGAGCTGCGCGCGAAGTTCGCACCCAAGGGCACCCGCTCGGAGCGGATAGCCGCTCAGTGGCAACGAGCGCACGATACGCTGCTGCGCATCGCGAAGGCCGAGGAAAACCCCACGCAGGCTCGCGAGCGGGTCGAGGGGCTGTTAGAGGAGCTGCAGGGCGTGCTCGATGCGCTCGACGAGAAGCCGGCCGCTGAGCCCGCGCACGAGCGTCCGGTACAGCGCGCGCGAGCAGCCCGAGGGCGCCGCCGGTCACAGCCTGCAGCGCAGCCGGTACATTAAGGTAACTCGGGCGCACAACGGGGCTGGGCTGTAATAGGCTCAGTCCCGTTGGCGCTGTTTGAGACCCGGCGCCGGCAATTGGGCCGCGTTGCCTGCCGGTGCGATTGGTGCCGGTAGGGCGAACCCTCCCTTTCGTACCAACGCGGCCCCCTTTACGCCCCGGCGTCTGAGCAGAACTCAGCACGGGGCGTTTTCTTTGGTGGAATGTGATGCAGGTCATGGAATCCTGACGCGGCCGTCAGTATAGTGCAGCACATGGATACAGCAAACCTCATCGAACAGGCCGTCGCGCCTCTCAAGGCCGATGCAATGAACCGGGCCGAGGAGCAGGCAACGCAGCTCATCGAGCGCGTGCGCGCAGAGCTTGAGGCCGCCGGCAACGATGCCCAGCTCGCCGCGCCGTTCCCGAAGTCGTTCAACATGGACCGCGCGAGCTACATGCAGGCCAAGGCGAAATATGAGCTGTTCCGGCGCCTCACATTGTCGGCTGATGGTGCCGCCAGCCGTCGCCACGGTGCCCCCGAGCCGCGCGTGATGTCGCCCCCGGCCGCCGCCGCGCTCATCGCTGAGTTTCGCGAATCGGCCGCCGCGAGTTATGAGGCGTATGTCGCCAAGCTCGTGGCGAAGATTGGCCCCGTGCAGGCTGCCACGCTCGCAGGCGCCGCGCTGTGGGGCTACAGCGAGTTGACAGTCACGACTGAGGCCGGCGAGCTGCAGAAATGGCGCACACAGATGATTCTAAACGTCAGCGTGCTCGGTAAGCTGTTCAACCAATGGCCCACGCGCCGGGTGAAGGGATGAGTGGGGGCAGGACATGCAAAGACCCCACGCATAGGCCGGCGTGGGTCGTGCTCGTGCGCGGCGGGAATCATTCAGCGTTCAACGGGTATCGTTGGCAGCCGAGCGCGTACAGCTCAGTGCATTGCCCATGCTGCCCGGCGAACTGGC